TATATATCTCCTTCTTGAATTTATTTTTAATTGCTTCTGGTTTATCATCTTGGTTGCCTTTAAAATTGAAAGAATCTTTATTGGCATACCGTACAAATCTTTCTACTAACTTTAAATTTGTGGTAAAAGTCATCCATTCAAATCTAATTACCCATTCTGTTGGTAAAGCTCGTGATTGCAACTCCTCCTTATCATCAGGATATCTAACTATTCTGAGTTCATTATCAAAATAAGCACGGGTAACCTTAACAACGATTCTTAATCCTCTACCATCATCTTTTTCTTCTATCGGTTCATCGGGTTTTATTAACCAACTAAATAAATTCATTTATGCTCTCCTTTCTATATCTTTTCTAAATCTTTTTCGTCTAATGTGATTTCACCTATTTTATCAAAAGCTTTTTCTACATCTTCCACGAATTGCTTAGCTTCTTTATCACTAATTAAAACTTCCAATTCATCTTTCATCGCCACATCTAATTGAACTTTAGTTCGTGAAATGACGGTTTCAGCAGTATCATCATCTTCTATATTTACAACAGTAGTATAACCCTTTTCCCATTCTGGAAGTTCGTCGCAGGTAAACTTCCAATCAACTCTCCATTCTTCAGATTGTTTTGAATATTCATTTTCCAATAATTCAGCTTTTATTAACATTTGTCCCTCCGATTTACTTCTTATCCTTCTCTTCAAAAGGCCATTTTCGCCCTTGTTTCATTAATACCCAATTATCAATAAAATTTAGTAATTGAGTTTTTACATATTCATTGGGTTTCATATTACATTCTTTCGCCAACTCATATAAATTTCTCCATTGTTCCCTTGAAATCGGAAATTGAACAATATATTTTAGGTTCGGAGAAACTTTAACTTCTACTTGTTCCATCTCTTCTTGATAATCTACATCTTCTCTCGGGGCTTCTTTAAATATTATAGGTCTAGCCTCCCCAAAAGGAGTGATATAAATATAATCTTCTGCCTCCTGTTGAACTTCACTAATCCAATTGCCTATAAAATTTAATATCTTTTTTAGTAATTTTTTCATTTATTTAATGCCTCAAAAAATCCTTCGTCTTCTCTTTTTACACACTCATCGCTGCAATAATAATCACCATAATTTATTTCGATATAACTGGTTAATTCACCACAAATGGAACATGGTTTCATTATACCCACACATATTATATTCCCTTGGACTTCCTCATTAAATCTTTTGTTGCCAAAACTCTACGTAATGTTTTGTCGTCATTGTACCTCCTCTTGTCTTATCTCATCTCTAACTTTCATTAAAAGTTTTCCTAACATATCTTTTCCTTTTACTCCCCAAAAATAATCATTGGGAGAATTTTCATGTAATATTGCATCTTTGGTATCTAATAATTTTCTTTTCAAAACCTTATCTTCAAATTTAAGCCTTAAACCAGTTAACATAATTGAAACCTTTATGTCTTCCCAGTCATCCCTTATATCAATTTCTCTACCCAGTCTCTTTGCGGTTGCTGGTGTTAGTGCAGTTCTTATAATTTCATGGTCTTTATTATTTGTAGCTTTGCTTGCTTGATAGAAATGCTCTACACTTCTATAAATTTTATGATTATAGTAAAAAAACCCCCACCAAAAGTTAGATAAAAATTGATAATCTGGATTTCCTTTACCGTAAAAATATATGTGGGGTTGGTCTGTCATTCTTCCCTCTCAATAGCTTGTTCTGTTAACATGTTAAGAGCCAATCTCATAGAAAAACAGAAAAATGGAATTAAACCTATTATAGATACAGTGCCTACACCATGTCCATGAGCATCTGCGATTGCCATTACTGCAAGTCCAAGGGCACAAAAATTAAATATCATAAACCATATTATTTGTAACTCAATTTTCATTTAACGACCATCTCCCATTCTACCATATTTCCCTAATTTTAAAGCTTTTTCAACTTCATCACCAATTCTGTCAAAGAAAAGATTTCTTCTACTTTGTGGGCCTTGATTTTTCTTCTTTATCTCAATATCCTTTTCAATTAATTTTGCTATTTTAAAAGAATATTTTGCTAAAATATCATTAATATTCCCTTTGGCAAAATTAGGTTCATCCACACTAATCTCACCTGCTATGTCATTCTCTTCATCATAATATTTAATATTGAATCCTGGTACTGTTCTATCTAGAAAAATGCTTTGTCAGGAGTCATTGGTTGACCATCCCACGACATACTTTTTATTTTAATGGTCATAAATTTTCCTTTCTATGGACATAAATCATAAACATTGGCCATTTCTGTTTTTTTCGATTCTTCTCTTTTACATTTCCTCTGAGTTAATTCTCCCAATTCTCCTTCGCTCATGATATATGGATACTGCTATAAAGTATCCATTTCATGTATTTGTGGTCTTCTCGGTTGTATTAATAAAACAAACCATAATATTGCTGATACAATTTCAGCGGTACAAGATAACCACAAACCTACCATGCCAAAAGCTGTTGCGATGGCTATTAAAATAGCAGTAGATAGGACACATGTTTCCCTTGCTGGTTTTTGTTGGGTAAAAATTGAGGGTAGTAAAGCAGCAGCAAGTCCAAAAACACCAGCCATAATAACTACATCTGGAGAAATTATTGGAGAACATGCTACATATAATACAAGAACAACTCCAATAAATATTTTTATTCTCTTATCCATTCTTTTCCTTTCAAATTGTGTCTCTGTACGGATACCTAAAATTACTCCTTATTTTCTTCGTTGCAAACATTTTCTGTATCAGAATTATTATCATTTACGAATTGGGAAAATGAGTTGCGAGTAACGGTCTCTCCTCTGGCGGCTTGCTGCATTCCTTTGTGTAAAGATTCTGCTCCTTTCTCATCAAGACCGAGTTCTTCCATTATCATAAACTTTACTTCTTCCCAAGTTACGATATGGGTATTATCATACCACCATTTTTTAATTCTTTTAATTATCTTCTTCATTTAATGCTTCCATGATTGATTTCTTTAAGGCGTTAGCAAATTACTTTCTTTGGGTTCTTGCCAAATCTTCCGAGAATAATAAACTCTTCATATTTTCTCTTATTTGGTCGACAACTAGTGAACTATATTCAGCAATCAATTCAGCACTAATATCGTCAAAATTTGGCGCCATTAAAGAGATTTTACCCCTTAATTGAGTATCACAATCCTTATATTCTATCCTTATCTTTTCAGGTTTATTATTTAATTCATCGAGAACAAAGGATATATCCTCTATTTCTATCATAACTTCCTCCAAAATTATGAACTAACCCCTGGAACTGACTACCCCTCTCACTTTCTAAAATCAACATTCCATTTACCCCATCGGAACCTGAACAAGTATCAAGTAACTAATTCCGAATTTAGCTTTCACTGGCTACTGGTCACGGTTAAGAACCTTCAGACGCACATCCTTTCTTTACCGCAGAATACTTATCGGCTAATGACTTAGGGCTCGCTTGGAGAGTTAGTTCTACCAATGCTTTCCACACATTATTACCATCCTCTCGGGTCTGGATAAATTTTAAATGGAGCGCCCGCAGTATCATATAATGGAACAGGACACGGACGCATTCTCCGCCATGGATTAGTAGGCATTAAAATACCCATCCTGTATCTTCTTTTGGCCACAAACCATAACTACCCCAATCACCAAAATTGGGCATTTTAATTGCTGGTAAATCTCTTGCAAAGTTCATTTTATCTCCCTCCACTCATAAAATCTTCCTTCACTTAAATAGCGAAGTTTCCTTAATATCTTTTTCAACATTTTCATTCACCTAATTATATTATACCTATTTTTTATCAAAAAGCAAACTATTTTTCTTCGAGAGTCTTGACCCGACTTACCAATTCTTCAATCATAATCCACAGCTTTTCATTTGATTCTTCCAAGTCTGTAAGCCTTCGCCGAATTACATCATTCGATACTGTTCCTGTACAATTACAAGATTCACCGTCCGCTACTAATTTTCCACAATTATGACATAGATGTGCCATTATTTACTCCACTGTACAATCTTCCATTCTAGGTAAAGGCATTCGGTTCTTCAGTTTTCTAATTTCTTCTTTCAGTTCCAGATTATCTTTCTCCAAATTCTCAATCCTAGTAAGAATACTTATTATTGGGTCGGGATGAAGAATACAATCACACATGGCATTTTCTACAAAATATTTGTTTCATGCTGTTAACCTAATTGTCTTCCCACATCGTTGGCATACCTTGTGCCAATGACCAGTTGGCCATCCATCTCTTCTCAAGGCCCAATCATGGTCAACTAATTTGCAAATTAATTTCTTGATATTCATTAATATCCCCTATTCCTTAAATGATTACAATATAATTTTACTGCTAAACTCATCGCTCTGCCAGTAAAAGTAGATTGCCCAGACTCATTAAAAGTTTTAATTACCTCTTTTGCAATATCATCTAGTTCTTCATTATCTGGAATTAATCTATATCCCATGTCAATCATTTTTTCATATTGCTTTACTGCGGTTTCACTATCATCTATTAAGGCTTCTCTCTTATAATAATTCATAAGCTCTGCCTTACTTTCTCCATGAAGTCCTTGCGAGATATTTACTAAATCTTCGATATCATATACAGCAGGACGTATTGAATCTTTCAATTCCACTATGGGAGTATTTGGATGTTTTATGATATTATACATCCCAGTCATGTCTATTTTTATAGATTTTAATTTTTTCCAGATATTCATTTTTCCTCCTTTATGATTTAAGAGTCATTAACCATTCATGTAATACTTCTGAAACTCTACTCGCATCTTCTTCTGTTATGCCTGATATCTGTCTTATTTTCTTATAAATTTTATCCTGCTTCGGGATTCGTCGAAAACCTAAATCTAGCATCTTATCAACCTGTTCCCTGCATACCGCAAATGGCTCTGCCTCTTTAAACCAGTTACAATAATCAGGTCGGAACTTATAAAGAATTGGTTTTAGTTCTTCTATTGTTAATTCAAGCATTCAGCTTTCCTGTTCTATTTCTATATCTATCCAACTCCGCCAATAAAGCCCCGACGTACCTCTAAATGTACTATCAATGAATAATTTCGATAACCATTACTAGCAAGCAAACAATGTAGCCTTTGGATTTCACCATCAGCTAAATAATTGCATTGAACTGTCATGTTATGTCCACATGAGCACTCTGTATTAAAACCATTATCTCGTAATAATTTAACTGTATCACGAATGGGTTCCTCTATATTATTTTCAAGCCAATTCATAGCTTTTCACCAATGTTTATCCTTCTCTGGCAAATCTGGTGCCCAATCTGATACATCGTCCAACCAATTTGATACTAATAAACCATGGTCTCGAAGCCATTGTTTGAAGCGAACCCAAATACTTGGATGAACCCTACGTTGTTCAGTTATACTTGTCATTATTTATTTTACCTTTAACTTCTCTATTTCCTGATTTATCTCATCAATAATTTGCAATTCATCGGTTAGATTTATTGAATTCAATAATTCCATTATATATTGAATTCTTTCATCATCCGACGAAATATTTGTTACTGGAATTATGGGTTGTTCCTTTTCAGGTACATAACCATCGGAAATAAATTTCATTACTCCATCTTTTGTTTCGAATCCATATGTCACTTCTGGATTTTCCGCATCCACCAGAACCGTCAATACCACACCACCATGTTTTTGGGTAGTAATAGTCATCATCCAATATAGATGACCATCCTTTACAACAGGCCGTGGTTCAACTGCTACAATAGAACCCCATTTATACTCTGGATAGGCTTGTTTTATGTATTCTAGCACTCTATTAGGCCCAATTAATGTAGAACCTTCGGGTACATTATAAACCTTTATTTGACCTGAATGAGCATCAATCAGAAATACTTTATAAATAGCATATGCTTCACCATGAGGTTCTGCGGTAATCAACCATTGTGGCCCCTCATCCGTCGGAATCAAATAAGGCATTTGATTTGAAGAATTAGAAATTTTGGGAATCTGAATCTGGTCTTGGTGTATAAAGAATTTATTACCAATACCACCACTATATGCGTAGGAATCTGCGTATGTTAAGGCTAATTTTTCAGGGAACAATCTATGTCCTTGAGTAAAGTCCAATGCCATGGCTTCCTCTGGGGTATAAATATTTAATTCTCCATTCGCTCTCGCAATTGCAACTCCACCCCAATAAGGAACTTGTACTGGCCATTCAAATCTATATGAAACAAATGGTACTACCAATACCCATTCATCCCCATCCTGTAGATAATATGGGTTATCGAAAGAACACCAATACTCTTCCATATATAATTTCCAAGCTATGTTATCTTGAATATACATTCCTGGCCCAGTCCACCAATCATTATTATAAAAGACCAATTTTCCGTCATCTTTTACAATTGCCACCCCTTCTACCGCACGAGTAAGTTTTCTAATACTACCATCTGGTGATAGGGCACTGCTCCAAACAACCGAATCATTCATAATGATTGGTTGAATATCCCATATCTTTACCTCTGAACGACTTAATTGGTTATCCGCGTAATATTCAGCCACTTCCATCGGTAAATATCTAACCGAAGTCGTATCTGGTAAAGAATCAATTTCAACTGCTTGAGTATTAATTTCATTATATACAGCAGATTTTGTATACGCTCCACCCATTATTGGAAAGAAAATCAAACTGAAAACAATGAAAACAATTAATAATACATCTGCACAGGCTGCAATTTTATCCATTGCCTTTTCGAGTTTCTTTTTATTACCTGCTGCAAGAAACCTACTCAAAATTAATAATAAAATCCCAGCACCAATTATACTTACCAATATTATCCAAAAAGCTGGTTGCATGAAAAAGATATTAACCCATAACCATCTGAATATTGGTAAACACAAGTAGGAACCTACGCCCCACATTGCTAGTCCAGAAACTGCTAGTCCTGAACCAACATACTTCTCCTTTCTTGTCGAAGCACTAAACAAACATGCTATGCCTATAATAGTGAATAGAATACCTATGATTAGTAAAACCCAAGGCATTCAAACCTCCTTTCACTCCGTTTGGAGTTCAATTATTTTTATTAATTTAATAGGTTCTCTTTTATAAATCTTACCATCACCATCCAAGTAATGATTGAAGAAAACACTTCCTTGATGTAAAAATTCTAGAACTTTATCAATGGCGGCTTTATCATCATCCGCAATAAAAGGTTCCGTTTTACAAACCTTATACTTAATTGAATGGTCACCTATACCAGACGGACTATCCTCATCTATTTCATAAGGTTGTTTGTATTCAAGGATATAACTACCCATAACGAGTACCTTCCTTCAGGGTGTCAATAAACAAATCCCTATTCTTATCTTCCTCTGTATAATCTTCAACCACAACTTCTAACAAAGGATTTGCAGGATTTGTTGCGGGATAAAAATAGAGGCTCCCGTCAATACATACACTGATAACACCAGCAGGCCCTCCATTTAAGATAGTTATTTCTTCGCCCAAGCGAATTATGTTATTACTGTCGTCTTTGTACTTTGCTGTTATTCTTTTCATCAATCTCCTTTCTTTCCTTCAACGAATATATATAAACTAATTTAATTTCTTGGTAGCGGAGGCGGGATTCGAACCCGCATCGTACTGCTTATGAGACAGCGCTGGCACCTTTCCAGTCCACCCCGCGTTTTAATGAAATACGTAACCCCTTCGGGAACATTCCTCATTTACTTTATCATAAGTTCGTAAAACTATATCAACAGTCTTTGGATTTACCTTTCCTCTAATTGGATGTCTTGCTTCATATAGCTCAGAACTTAATTTAACTTTCAAATGAATTAAAGCTTTCTTATCCAGTTTTTTCAATTTTGAAGCTAACAATTCAGGTTTATAAGAAATATTAATAGCATTCTCCATTGACAATTCAGTTGGCCTCATCCACCTTGTTTGCATATAAGTTGTACCATCTTTTCGGGTAACTTGTACCTTTTTAGGTACTAAACCAGTTCTTATTTGTTTCTTTATATAACCATCAATCTGACCTACAACATCATCCACAGATTCATTCACCTCTTATTCATATAACTATATATACCTTCAACAAGACTAACTATATCATCGTCTGTTAAAGTTTCTGCCTGTCCCTGCCATGTAATTGTAATATGAGGTTCTACCAATGGTTTTCTTGGTGAATAAATATCTGTTGTTTCCACCCAACCCTTTCCATTACATCCATGACATTCCTTGCTTCCATACTTACCTGTACCACAACAAACTGGGCATAATTCCGCGCTCATATATAAATCTCCTTTTATTTATGGCGGCTCGGACGAGAATCGAACTCGCATCTCCACCTTGACAGGATGGTATGCTAACCTTTGCACCACCGAGCCTTTTTGGCGGATAGTACAGGATTCGAACCTGTGACACCTTTCGGTGTACTGGTTTAGCAAACCAGCGCCATAAACCTCTCGGCCAACTATCCTTTATTTAATTTTCCGCCTTCCATTATATAATTGCATTTAGCAACCAATTCACGGGCTTTATTTTCAACCCATTCCCATTCATCTGGTAATGGAGTCATAAATTCTTCTTTTCTTCCGTTAAACAAAATATGCTTTTTAGCTAATATTGCTTCGATTCTAGTCATCCCATAATAATGCTGTGCTACTTCTTCTTCCGCTCGTTCATACGGTATTACACTAACCTGAATTTCAATAGTATCATCATTTATGAATTCGGCATCAATACAACCGATATATGACCTAGGAAAATTCAATGCTCCTTTTGTTATATCAATATCTTTCCAGCTTTCGGGTTTATCTTCTGGGCCACACCATAAGTTAATGCAACCAGAACGACCATCATAATACCCACCCTTGTTTAAATCCAATTCTCCAGAAAGCCGAAGCATTCTATCCCAAGCTCTTCGGTTTACCGTCGCAATGACTCTTTTCTCTTCTTGTCGCATTAAATTTGCACTATTACCTTTCCACCACAATTTGGGCATACAAACGTTTTTATTCCTACTCGGTCAAACGTACTTATATGTCCTCTATGATTACAATGATTACAAGTTATATACATTGTTAAACCTCTGTAGCGAGAGAGGGATTCGAACCCTCAAAACTACGTTTTTGAGACGCATACGTATGCCTAATTCCGTCATCTCGCCTTATTTGGAGCGGGGAAAGAGGCTCGAACTCTCAACTCTCTGCTTGGAAGGCAGGCACTCTACCAATTGAGTTACCCCCGCTCATCTTCTTCATCTTCTTCCCAGTATTCAAAACGATGGCATCCATAATGATAATTCTCTGGGTCTGGATGACAATCATAATCGAAAAATTTACAATCTGGACAATATGTCATTATTTCTTCCTATTATTTATTATATCACACTTTTTTTAAAAAGTCAAACTTTTTCACAATTCAAATAAAAGTTCAATGTCAGCTGCTTCTCCATTAACCCATTCTTCTATCAAATCATTTACTGCCGCCTCATAGGCATCACAACCAGAATTAAATTGAAGTAAACAACTCTTATCTGTCAAAACACAAATTGGAATATCAGTTCTTTCGTTTCCATTATTTTTATAATGCGGGCATTCAATGAGATGTAGCAACCCACCAGCTTTCATAAGTAATTCACAAGTAACGTTTCCAATTCCTTCATTTTTAGATTCTCGATTTCCAGCTACATTCAAAACTTCAATATCATTATCTTTAATCCATTTAGCTAATTCTTTCGCTGATGCATTTATACATATGGGTCTTCCTAATCTTTTTGCAGTATTAATCGTTAATTTCCCACCAGGAGTTGCTACATCTCCAAACCACGCTGTTCCGTTGCTATCATAAACATTTTGAATTGTTCTTTTAACATATGTTGAAGAATCAGGTATTCCTTCTTTAAGCCCAAAATATTTTAGTAAATCAGGACTTGGCCCAACTTCAGTTATAAATCTTGGTGGAGCTGTTCCACCAGTAAGCAAACCCATCGCAAGGCCAGCAACTAATCCACCTTGGTCTGCTCCTGTTTGTCCTCCTGAAATAATTTTCTTTAACATTCTAATCCTTTCTTATTGGTGCGGGTGGTGGCGAGATATGTAAGTTATACCCCTAAAACCATCTGAGCAATTGAAGGATTTGGTGCGGCAATCACCAACCTTTATTCTGTACGCACCACCCGCATTTACTCTCCTTTTCCAAGAGCACCGTCCATTAAATTTCTAAAATCCTTTTCCGCTATTGTTAATCCATCGTTATCTACTAATGAAATTTTAAATATCTCGTTCCCTGTTGCTTTTGCCACCAAATTCAGTGTTTTATGAAAATATTCAGGGTCTTCGGGATAATATGCCTTAACCAATTTATAGAACTGCTCTGGTGTTATGCAAACAAATTCCAATCCACTCATTTCGTTCGTTCTAACAGTAATGGAACTTTTAACAACATCCTGCCATTTGGGCTCAGCTTGCTTCTGAATAGCCTGCTTGGCTTTTTTCGGTTTTGGTGTAGTACCTTTCCCTATTAGAAAGGCATCTAGTCTGTCAAGAAGTTCGTCCGTCATTTTGTCTCTTCCTCCTACGCGCCTCCCTCACCCTGTCCCTTTTGCTAGTAGGATTTACTACTAGCTTTTCCATCATGCCCTTACCATGTTTGGGCATTTGTCGTTTTCTACTATTCTCTTTTTTTGCTCGACGTTGAAATTTATACTCTGTCATATTATATTAAATTCTCCATAATATAATCTCGAACATCACTTGGTTTGATACTAAAATATTCTTTCCATTTAGCTCGTTCAATTGTATCGGGTGTCCATCCAGTAAATTGTGGTAATGATAAGGTAATTTTTTCACCCCAAGGAGAATAAATTATAATATACCAATCCCCTACAAACCATTTCCACTCTTTACCATCAAGATGAATTTTTCGCCATTTTCTCATTTTACTATCAAAACACCGATTAGGATAAATATTCCGCCAGCGATAATACTAAAAGGAAGCATTACTCCACCGACAAACATAAATCCTAGTCCAAAAGTCCATTTAAAGAACTTCCCCATCTAAGCAACCCTTTCCTTTCTTACAATAGACCTTATTACTTTCGCTTCAACCATTTCTGAACTGATTAAATCTCTGACTTGGGTAATGTCATTTGCAATACAATCATCAACAAATTCTCCCCCATTATGGGTATAATTTATTTCATATCGATAAAGTTTATCTTTTACCCTTTCGGCAAGTTGAGTTGCGAAATCAAGCGCCTTTGCAAATCTGGTTGCCATTTTCGGAGATGCAAAGCCTATCGTCTTCCAATAAATTTCGATGTCTCCACCTTTTCGTTTCCATACTTCAATCCCACCATATCCTTTAAATGGCTTTATTGTAGCTCTAAAAAAATCTTCTGTGGGATTATCCCATTCTACTTTAAACATTTTGCCTCCTAATATAATATATGATGAAAGCCCCAGCCACAGCGCTCACAATGTCCTGCCATTGCACCTCTTTCGGGTGTACCATAACTTTCATCAACGATATTACAACCCTTAACCTTGCAAATTAATCGTCTGATTCCGTAATCTATTTGCTGAAATGTCCAATCCAGTACCCAGAAATGTTTTATATACCACCCATATATTCCATTTCCCCACATTGCCTCATAACCATAACCAAATCGGGCATCTCGCAAGGATTGTTTAATAACATTTATAATCTTTATCATCTTGTCCTCTGATTCTATTATATTACACTTTTTCCTAAAAATCAAGACTTATATATCCGTCTTCGCTTTTTAACGAAAGGATAAGACAATTTTTTACATTTGGAACAAATTGGTGGATTACCCTCTGGCTTCCATTTCTTTCCGCATCTGGCGCATAACCAGCGAACTGCCATATTAAGCTCCATGAGCCCAGCCAACATATTTGACTGGAGTAATAACACATCGGCAAGCTGGATGTAGGGGTGGCCCAAATACATCTGGAGCGAAATCAGTGTCTAATAAAACAGACCTACCATCAAGGGCTTTACAGGTAGAACATGCGGTATAATTAGCTAACCATCTTTTCTTATCTAATCCAGCTTTTCTGTACATTTGAATAGCAGCAGCTGTATGTGCTTTTCTCAATTCAGTTCGGGCAATAATATTTGCTCTTGAATCATAAGCACTTTTCATAATATCATGAACCCTTTGTTTTAATTGAGTTTCATTTTCTCCAGCCGCCAATCCTTTTCGTAAACTCTTTCTTATTCTCATATTTGTTGTATTATTAATTTCCTTGGCAAGATTTCTGGCATATTCTCTTACATATCCTTTCATTTCCATACTATCCCAATCAATAGTTGGAATAGCTTGAGGAAGTTGATTTTGAACCATATCTGCACTTGCTTTCATAACCCTTCTTAAATTTGGTTCAAGGGCTTTAGCAAAATCATCCTGCCACGTATATAATCTCATTCTTTTACCTTTGGGAAGAAATCCTTTCCAAGTATTATCTCTCATAAATGAAGTATTTTGTTTACTAAAATAATCTTGCATAGATAATCTAATACTTCGTTGAGTATCTCTTAATTTTCTAATATTTGTTTGGGTAGATGCCTTCCATAAGAAATCATCTATTTGTTTAATAAGTAATGTATCTTTCATTTAAATAAAATGTGCCTTTCTCCCTGTCTTAATTTCATATTCTTTCGCTTGTTTCTTTCGTGCTAACATTTGCTTTCCGCTTTCGGTTGTTCTAGCCTTTACCTGACTTTGTTTTTGACATCCTTTAAATTCAGCGAGATATTTATCAAAAAAATCTCTTCTAGGTTTATCTAAAAATAATTTTCCCTTTCTTGCATGTGTTGGGTATTGAGCTTCTTGAATTCTCGATTGGGTACAATAAGCCACAAAGGATTCAGCAAAATCTTCACCAAGATTCTGTCGCGCATAGCTTGTAGGAGAAGTATTTTTATACTTATCATGAATATCCCTCCAAAAAGCCAACGGCGAAGCTTTCTTTTGGGCTTCTTCTGCACTATGATATTCATAACCCAATTTATGATAAATATGATGCCCAACTTCGTGAATCAAGATTTCATCATATCTGTGCATTGGAAATCTAATTCCTTCATTTGAACGAGAAATCTGACTATCTCTCCAAGTTGGAAATATATTAATAGTTCCATGGTCATAATTTGCCAAGGTTGATTCTGCAATTCTTCCTGCTCTTCTACCAAAAAATTTCTTCGCAGACCTTCTTGACCGAATATTAACATTCAACCCAGATACTGAATAAGCAGGAAACTTATCTAAAACTTGAAAGGTTCGATGAATATTATAGTAATGCATCTTTTCTTGTAATTCTCTTTTATCTACAGTTACCCTTATTTTATTATGTTTATTTTCATAAACATCAGTATCTAATCCTTTTTGAACCCTCTTAAAGGTACCAAGATTTACATTTGCTAATTCTGGGATTGGGTTAAGGCTTCGTTTTCGATGTTTCTTCCGTGGATACCTATCTGGATGAGCTCGCTTATATTGCGCCAAAAAAGCCTTATATTCTCTATTATAATATGGAACACGAGGACTTCTAGAATATTTATCAATATCGGGGTCGTGCTTTCTTTTTTCATCCTTCATACAACCATAAAAAGCATTCCAAGCTTGATAAGAATTCGGTTTATTTTTAATGCATTCATTAGCATACCATTTTACCAATGCGGGAGAAGCCCCAGTTCGTTCAGCAAATTTATTAGTAAGAAGACTAAAGGTCATTATAGGTTCTTTCTTTTTCACAACTTCCTTAAAATATTGGGCTGGAATAGTATATTCTTCCCCATAAGGGCCCCATTCTTTTAATTTAAGGGCTGGTACAATAACTTCGTTACCTTCTTTATCTGGCCATTTTGTTTCAACAAAATCTTTTACAACACCGCGAACATAATAAGGTGGTAGATTACCACAATCCATTATAACTCTATCCCCTCTACCACAAGGCCAATCCATATCTGGAAAATGGGGTGCGTTTGGAGCTATTGGTTTTTCTTTCTTTGGGCCTCTCTTCTTAGTTTCATAATACATACCACCATGCTTTCCATGGATAAGTTTAGCTCCCTTGGGAATAGCATTAGGGTCTTTTACGTAAATTCTTGCCTTTATGAAACTGTCAATTTGAGTTATAACGTCCATTACTTCCGTTTATTTTCTAAAAACTTTTCAGCATCACTAGCTGTTTCTTTTTGAATTGCTTCCTCCTCTCGTGCTTTTCGTATTAATAATTTTTGTAAATTCATATCAAATATGTAAGCTTGAAAAATAAAATTTCTAAATAATTCTAAAGGCATAGCAATAGCACCAGTGTCAAACATGAGCACTACGGTGTTTAAGCTTGAATCATAAGTAAATCCTAAAAATCTAACTTCATGTAAATCATCATCATTAGACAACATAATTACCTCCTAACTTTTGGTAACTTATATTTCTTGTTTGTCCGCATCTTATAAAGAACTTCAAATCTACTTTCTTGATTAACAGGAGATTCACAAAGGGTAACTTCGTAAAGGTCAAGTAAATCAATCTTATAAAAACTTTTACCATCTTCATATACTAAATGCTTATCTCGTGCATTTCCAGCAATACTAAAAGACCTAATATTACCTCTAATAATTTCATCCTTTACCTTATCCGCAATCTCCAAGTCATCCCTTAATTTACAAACTACAAACCATCCTTTATCATTAACTCTTGTTCTATGTACTTTACCATTCTCTGGGTTCTTCCAATAAGGAAGTACCACTCCAACTTGTACATCCGAATGAAATACGTTTACGTTTCTATATTGTGGATTTGCCATAAATCGGGGTACCGCTTCTCTCAAAGCATCGACTGTAATCTTATGCCCTTCCTTATCGATTACCTCAACACTTGCATACCCAGCAATCACAAAGTCTCTTCTCAACTCAGCTTTTGATAATATTTCAATCCCACCGTGTAACTCAACTAATTTTTCTTGAGCACTTGGGTCTTGAAGTAAAATTAATCTATCCCCACGAGTTGTTTCAATGTCTTTTGTCTTCGCTGCCAATTCATCAAGAATTGGATATATTCTTTCTTGGTGAAGAATATGAGCATATCGGTCAATATTTAGAACTTTGGCCAATCTATCGGAAGTATCTTTTCTTAGATATTCAGGTACCAGATTGTGAAGCTTTTCAAGTTCTTTATCACTAAAACTCAAACCTTGCAAAGCAAGCTTTTCATAACCTTTTAGAAATCTTTTAATTCGGAGTTTATCCAATGATTTTTTGATGCCCATTCTTTCTTCGGCATCCTTATTTTCGACACCTTCCCAAGTATCTTTAACTCTTGATTTTTGAAGATGATTTTCAAATTGTTGTTGAATATAAGTTCTCGCATCTCTGTCTTTTGAAAATGCTAACTTTTTATTTGCAGTTCTAACCATCCATCTTCCGTCTGCGAGTTCAATTAAATCATATATAATATTTCCACGTTGATATCTTTCATTATCTCCACCCAATTCAATTCTCTTTACCCCTAGAACTTCATGCCACGGTTCCTCTCTAGGCCCATACATCGCTGAATCTTCTTCAGCTGTCTTGGCTCCCAACTTTGGCATCTTCATTCCTTCTCGATGTTTTTGGTTTTCAGGATGGCAATATTCAGCTCCTTCATGCCGATGATATCCTGGTGGACATTCCTTTTTACTTCTACCACTGCCCTTTCCACCTTTCTCCAAATCATCAGATTCCCAGAATGGAGCACCAGGACTTCCTTGTGTATAAATCGGAGTTCTTACATGTTTATCTGAATCAGATACTTCTTCTGGGTCAATTCTTTCAACTTCAGTTTTTAATTCTTCTGGTAACTGGTCTTCGGTTGAATATGTTTCTCCTAAGAAGAAATCTCCATGTTGGTCTAATATTTCAGAACCTACCCTTAAATCAGCATTTCTATCTTGCTTTACTGGTTTTAACCATGGCATGTGCGGTAGTCTTCTCTTGGCATCCACATCTTTACCAACCCTTATATCTGTTCCTTGATTCATTTCATTTGAAGATGTTGGAATTATACTAAATACATGATTTGGTGGGTCAAGTTTCTGCAAAGATTTATTCTCAAGAACTGCATCTATATATTCATTAATATCTACAAGCAAATCAAGCTCATCAGGCTTTAATTTATCCCCACGATTCCGTTGTGCTATTAATTTGGTAATACTCTTATTAATCTTTACCATTGCCAAATAACGCTTCAGATACTTCTTGGAAAACTTTCTTTCTTTCTGGAGAGAATTGTTGTTGAGCTTCATCTGGAAGCTCTTTTATTCTTTTTCTCCATTCTCTTCGGAATTGATTTCTATATGTATCTGTTGCGGTTCTCAACCTCCATTTTAAAAATCTCGCAATATTTATAACATCATCGTCATCCAAATCTGGATACTTATCTGGATTTATCATCATGTCATGAATTCTATCTACAGTTGCTGCATAACCTTTTTTGCCAATCTTTTGCATATGCTCTCTACCATATTTACTAGCAGTGGCTATTCCACCTCTCTTTCCTCTCTCCGCAGGCGTTAGATAAGGTGGAATATAAAATCTACCACCAAGAGGCCCCGTTTGAACAGTAACTCCTTCTGGTGCTTTCTCTCCTGGTTTCAAATATGTCTTTGCTTTTTCAAATAACATCTTTTGTAAATATCTATTAATATGAACATGTAACCCTGGTAAAGAAAACTCGTCCTTACCACTAACATCGATACCAAAATCTTCAGCAAACTTGGCCATTTTCTCCTGCCCCATATCAAATAACCTTGCCATCTTTTGGGCATTTTCATTTTGTTGAACATAAACATGAAGTCCTTCTTCTTTATTAAACTGAACTTTTTTCATCTCCCCAATCAACATCGGGATTGTTACCTTTGGTGTAAATAAACCTTGGTTTTCTCAATAGGTTCGTTTTCTTCAACTACTTGAACTCCTTGTGGAGTCTTTTCATTTGGTTTTACATAAATTCGTGATTTTAAAAAAGTATCTAAATCCTTATTTATTGCTTTTAATGCCTCCACATCATGTTGTCTTCCTAATGAATCCAGCAAAGGCATAATAACAGCATTTTGGTCAACTACCTTGTCTCTGAAAGCAGTAAGGTCTTCGGACATTCCAACATCATCTTTGGTTTCGTCCATAATTCTTTGTATTTCTTTATAATACTTCTCCAAAGCATCGGTTACATTATAAAACGGATGAATCACTCCATCAACCACTACCTTATATTCGCCGTTTAGTAATTGTAGGTCAACTGAATGTTCATCCGCCTCAAAATGCGCAACAATTACCCTCTCAACTTCATCGGCTTTCCGAACTGAAATAGGTAATTGTACTCTATATTTTCTTTTTTTACTCTCGACTTCTTTTGGTTTTGGGTCTTCCTGAATATCCTTACTGGCATCAGGTCTTGATTCCCCCAAATCATCTGAAGAAGCAGGTAAAGCTTCTCCCATATTGCCAGGAATAAAATCTTCTTTGTCAAATTCTTCAACATCACCTAAAACTCGTTGCTGTACAGCGGTATTCATTTTAGGTGGTTTTGGTAATTTGATTCTTTTTTCAGCTGTTTTCATTTTTTATAGAGAGAACTTAGAAGTTCATCTGCTATCCTCCCTATTATAACGTTTCTGTTGTTTCTCTTGGTTCCAAAGACTCTGGATTTACACCAGTTCCGCTTTCGATATCAGCTTCGCCCTTTTCCCCTTTTGGGTCAACCATTTTTGCAGTATGTTCGCTGTTGGTAGCAATGCTTTGCATCAGTTCATCATATTTACCACTTGATTCTAATTCCCTTACAGTAGCTCCTAGAACCTGCAAAACTTTTTCTCCTAACTTTTCTTCCAAATCCTCTTGCGAATCAAATTCATCATTTTCCATTTTCTCCATCATACCAAGTACCTTACTACCAAGCAATGCGGCTCCTCCGCCTAACAAACCTGCGGCAAGAGGGCCAAGCTTCTCAACTGGTTCCCCTTCTTGTTCATCATCTTCTTGTTGAGCCATTGGTTGACCACCAGTTTGGTCTAACAATCTACCTGTTTCTGCTTTCGCAGCTTTCTTTGAAGAAATATAACTTGCTCCACCACCAGCAAGACCTGGCCCTAAGAATTTTTGCATAACTTCGCTTTTTTGTAAATCTTCTTCAGGCATTTGTTGAGCAGCTCTCATCAGAGCAGGAGTAGCAAGCAAACCAGCACCAATTTGTACATCTTCACTACCAGTTTCATCATCTTCATCTTGCATTCCTAAAACCTTACTGCCAACCATGGCAGCACCACCGCCCAATAATCCAGCAGCTAACGGCCCAATTTTTTCGACAGGCTCATTAGTTTCTTCGACTGGAACTTGCTCTTCTTCGATTTCGTCTTGCTTATTAACTAAAGCATCTATACCTTCAACAACGGCTTGAGCTTTCTTGATTTTTTTCTTTGCTGCTTGTCCACCAGCAACATAACCAGTTGCTGCTGGAACAACTTTAGAAGCCACCCCTGCTACAGCAGGCCAAATCTTTTCAACAGGTTCATCATCTTCTTCTTGTTTCGTAGTAGCCATTCCTCTTTCTTGAAATGCTTCTCGAACACCAGCGGCTGAACCTTTCTTACCACCGACATAACCACCAACTCCACCAGTCACTGCCCCTAAGATTTTAGTAACGGCTTCGCCTTTTTCAAGGGCAGTATCGATAGATTTCAAGACGCTCTTTTCAGCCTTTTGAACCTCTTTTGACTTTTGTACCATTAATCATACAACCTCCCTTTAAGTCCTATGCTTCCCCGTCCTTCAAGAGAATTTCATCTCTAAATCCATATATCTCAGCGCAAATAAGTTTTCTTGAACTTCGATATGCCTTATCTTCCAATCCTAGACTCTCTAAAATAGCAAGAATTTTTCCTACTAAATGAGAAACGACTTTATTAATTTCGTCCTCTGTTTTATCATCAGGCTTAATAGCCGATAACCCCTCATTAAAAACCTGCATATGTCTATTCACTAATGACGTTGCAGCTTCTCTTCTATCTTCTTCCACCAACGGAACTGTTATTAAACTGACTAATCGTTTTTCCAATTCCTCAATTAAATCGTCTTTTGTAATCTCTTCTGTCAACTTGACACCTCCTATGCTTTAAATGCTGATTTAACATTTTTTTCTATGTTGCCTATTAAGTCTTCAATACTGACTTCTACGGCATCTTTCAAATATGGTACCGCTGGTCTTTTCTTTATCTTATCAATAACCCTGAAAGAACCGTCTATCGGGATTACTCTTTTATTAACATATCTAGCAGTATGACCAGTAACCATAGTTGGTTTTCCACTTCTGCTTTTCCTCATATGAGGTTTAACATAAACAGTTTGAACCCCTCTGATAGGAACATCTTTTGGAATTCCTTCTCCGACCACTCTTGCGTGGGGAGCTGTAAATACTATTTCAAAACCAGAACCAGCGTCTCGAACTTTTCCACTTCGTAATAATTCTCCAGTTCTTACTGGACAACCAGCTTGTGCTCGTTCAAGAATTGTGTAAGATGTTTCTTCAACAGCATCTTTTATTGCTTTTTTAAGTTTTGCCCTGGTTTGTATATCCATTTTTATTATAAAGGATTATGGCATAATATCAAAATCAACATCGCTGATTCTTTCACGCTTACCAAGTGCCCATTGTAGGGCATGCTTAACTAAGCATAAACGACAACCTGACGATGCTGCAATCATACCACAAGCCTTTCCATCATCAATTACTTCAATTTCTTCAATCTTTTTTTCTATTCTCCGTTTAATACTTCTTGAATCTCCTTCTGGCATTCTAAATCCTCCTCTAGTGTTGGTGACATTTCTACGTGTTCATAACCACAATATAGACAATATATTCGTGTTCCTTCTTCAAACAATCGCGGATGATATATATTACCTCTCCACTGCTTTATGCACTTAAAACAAGTTTTAACACTTTTCATCTTCCTTATTTAGCAACTCGGCCGCCAATCTCATATCAGCAAAAGGAATCATTTTAAATTCGTTCGGATACAAAATAACAGCTGGAGAATTTATATTTACACCCCAGAATCCATTTCCCATGGCATAACTATCCCAAGTCTTATATGTTCCTGTTTTAATAGCAATCTTTTCTCGTCCATGTCCCTTAAAAGGTTCTATCGCCGAAACATGTCCATGCTCTCCGACTCCAATATCAAAATCCTTGATTCCAGTTCGCCAAGTTTGCTTTACTCCATGCGTTGGATTAGATAAACTATTAAATTTCATTTTATGTGTTCTGAATATAACATAAGTTATATCTCCTACTGTTAAATTCAAATAACCACCCAATCCAGTATATAGAATGTTCAAATCTTTAGCTAATTCCGATGTAATGTCCACACCAGCTACTTGATTTGTCCACCAATCATGATTTCCTGTTCCTATACAAGCAATTTTATTTTTTATTTCTTCAATTGCTGCTTTGCATAAAGCCCGCTGTCTAATAATAGGCTCCTGCGCAAGCACACCTCCAAGTTTTGAAGGTTGTACGAAATTATCAGTGGCGTCTCCGCCAAGATAAACAAGCAAATTAGGTGTCATTTTTATGAATTGAATATCATCATTAAACGATACATAATCAACTCCTTCTCCACCTAAATGCCAATCCGCACTAAATACAAGGATAATCGGAGCATTGGTATCAACATATACATCTAATTCTAATTTTGTTTGTACAAGCTTTTTAAATATCTCACTTTGTTTAACTGATAAATCTATTAGTTCTTCATAATTTGGTTCTTCTAATAACGAATTTTCATCTACAAATAAATCATATATATTATTTCCTCTTAATGCTCTTAATTTATTTTCTTTCCTATCAATTTTTTCTAATCCCAGCATGGCGGCTTTGTCATAAACAGTACTTCTAGTCCTAAAACCACAAGTAAGCATTATTTCCATAACCGTCTTGGTTGAGTCGTTCCAAAGTTGAATAAATTCTCCTTCGGAAATTTTACCTACTCTTGCCAAAATACTTTACCTCCCTTTTAAAATTTAAATTCATCAAACTTAGTCCTTTTAGATATATTTCTGAAATGACTTTCACTAACTCTAACATAATTATGACTCATATCTTTTACAAAAAATATCTCATTAGGAGCTTCTCCCAAGATAAGGAAAACAACTCCTTTTCTTTCACCGATTTGAATGGTAATATCTTTAGACATTTTTATATTCCTGGTAATCTTTTTTGCATCCCGTGAACTTTCTCTTCCGCTTTCGGAGCTAAACTTGTATCTAAATCGTAATTCTTAAAAGAAGCTTCCTCTCCTGGCAACTTCTCTTCTCCTGCATTATCCGCACTCATTCCTACTGGTGAACTTCCCATGCTAGCTCCGCCCATCATTCCACCCATTCCACCCATCATATCCTGCATGTTCATTGCTTCACCACTAAATTGGAAATCTAATGTATCAATATCTTCACAACCAGGCTTCAATTCAACCTTAAATCCCATTTGCGCCATCATACCAGCTAATTGAACCTTTCCTTGTGCTTGTTGTACAACCACAGCTTCAACCTTTTCTTCAGGTTGTTCTAGATTCAATCCCCAATCAGTAATTCCAAAAGCTTCAAGAATCTTTGGAAGAATTTTCTCATTATATAATCTTTGGTCAGATTCTACAGTTCTGCTTGTAACAACCAACTGTTGAGTTTGTGTTGAAATTCCACCCATCTCTTCTGGAGCTCCCATCCAAATTGGAGAAACTCCATAAAGAGCTGAAATTCTTTCTCGAATCTCATTTCGAACTGGAAGATAATCCATTTCTTGTAATGTATGAAACAATCTTACAAAGTCAGTTCTGCCTCTGCCTGATTTAGTAGATACAGCAACCCATGGCATATATGTTGGGTCTTCTTGAGTTTTTGCTTCAACTCTAACCCTTTCATCTTCAAGAGATTCTGGGTCATCGGTATAAGTTAAAATCATACCTGCAGGAGCTTTTCTTTCAAAGAAATATCTATATAAGAATCTGTCCATTCCAGATAATGTTAATACCTTTTGAAGAATAGTTAATAGAGGAGAATAACCATATGTTTCACTTGGACTAAATTTGCTGATATGGATAATTTCCGTCTCCAACAAATAAAGTTTCTTACCTCTGTGATTCCAAACATACATTACAGGTTGTAATTCCAAACCACATTCTTCCCCAGTTTTCGGGTCTTGTACATGGCAAACTCCACCTTCATCATATGGAGTATCTCTATGATTTATACAAATCCAGTGATTTGCTTCTGGTAATCCTTCTTTGTTTAAATCAAATTCAATAACTGCTGGATGAATTCTTCTTGCTTCTACTACTCGTTCCCTAACATCTCCACTATCTTGAACAAGATATTCTTTATTCAACCAAATAAATAAATCATCCGCAATATTTAAATCGAAGTGGGATGCCCTCAAAACTTCTTCTAAACTTTGATGAAAAGTATTGGCTTGTTTTCGCCAATCATCAAAAGCTTCATATTGAGCTGGGTTTGGTTCAATCGTTTTTACACCAATCTTTTTACCATCTTCATCCCTCTTGATTACTTTTCGTTTTTTAGGAACTTTAACTAATTTTGTTACTCCTGTATTAGGGTCAGTAACACGTTTAGTTCTCATAGCATATTTAGTATCATATTCAAAACAATCATCGCAATATTCAGTCAATTCATCAAATTCTTTTCCACATTTTGGACACTTAGATGCAAATTTAGGAGCCCATTCATCAAAACCTTTTCTAAAAACCTCATTAGTTACGTGCATAACAGCGGTTCGAATTTCTGTATTATCAAAAGCAATCAAATATAAATCTTGAAGCATTTGCCTACGATATGCATAAGCCTGTCTCAAGAAATCGATATAAAGCATTTCGATTCCTTCTCTTGCAGCTTTAATACGAGTTCCAGATTTAATAAGCTCGTTGCCTTGACCTATCATATCACTCAAAGACAGCAAACCTTCATTCATTTTTTCAACTACTGGCACATAATCCTTTAATTTCATTGTCTTTTAATCCCTAGTCACCCCCAAGAAATTATTTCTTTTTCTTGCCCAACTCTTCAATCGCACCCATTCCAGCAATCTGAGCTATTTTATCAATAGCATGTTCTTTCAATAAAGTGCCCTCACTCACTGATTTTACTTCTTTCTTAGCTGTATTAATATTATTTACAGACCCTGAACTTGGTAATTTTCCGATTAATTTTATATGGTCTATTAAAGCGTATGCCTCTCCATCTGTTAATAAAGTAACAGCTGGTGAATCATCAGAAATTTCCATATCTGGTTCAAAATCTACATTTTCATAACTTTCATGCCAAGCATCGAAAATTCGATATGTTTTAGTAGTATTATCATAAGATACTACGTATCTGTTTGGCACCATTTCTCTCATTGTCATTTATTTTCCCTCCTTTACCAAGTGGTAAAACATGCACCACATTTATGTTTCCCATCCTCTAATACTTTTACAAATCCTCTTATTGAACAAAACAAGCATATTCTTCCATCTAATTTTTGTGTACTAGGAGCGGCAAACTTCTGGTCTGATGATACAGGTCTTTCAGTTCCTGCTAATGTATCTTGTAGATTAGCAACTTCTTTTGTTTGCCCGCTCTTCTCTCCCCAAGTCTCTTCGAATAAATTAACTGCCATGCTAACAGACTCAAAAGAATCTCCGTGGCCTTCAGGTGTATCTGGAGCAGTTAAATCATTTGCAACACAAGTAATTTGTCTTTCAAATCTATCATCATGCAGCAATTCAATGGTTTCAGATTCAATTCTTCTTACAAAATCGAAAGCTTTGTTATATTTTGCTTTAGGATTCATACTCACCAATTCAACACCACGTTTAGGTAAGTTTCTTTCATCCATTTCTCCACGAGTATTATCAATTCTTATTTTATCAATTCCAAACGTTTCTCTTGCCCTTTTTATATTAGCCACTTGGTCATTATATTCCATTCCGTCCCAGAAATCCTGATGAAGCATTACTAATTTTCCTGGTGCATCCCCATTCTTTCTATATTCAAAAATAGATATATGAGAAGGGTGACGTCTTTTACCTATATCAACCCCTGCAACAACAATATTCTCTCCCTTATAAGGATAAGGTTTACTAATAGAATAACATTTTAAATCTTTATTAATCACAGGTTCTAGCTCATCAGGTTTAATAAAAGCTTCGGTTGAACGAACTGGAGCTAATAAGAACTCACTGGCATATGCTTTACTTCCAATTTTTTCTTTTTGGTCTTTTAATCGTTCTATTGGCCATTGGTCTTCCCAAAGAACTTCTTTATCTGGATGATTAACTGTATCTGGATGTTCCGCGGGCAAGAATAAATAATTAAATTTATCATTATCTCTTAACTTAAAAAGTAAGTCAGATTCATCTTGAACTGTTCCTACAACTCCCATCGGACAACCCTTATTTGGAATGTTCATAATTTCCGCATTAAAAAATCTTTCAATTTTCTCCAATTCAGTAAATGCCAATGGATTAGCTGGGTCTGCTAAAATGTCGTCCAAAATACAAAACAAATCGGTGTGAAGACCTCTTTTCATTCCAAACATACCACCTGTATAAACTTTCATCTTCTTTCCACCGACCATATAGTTCAGACCAGATTCAGATTTGCTCATATCTATCATTATTTTATTTAAAAGCGGATTATTCTTTATGGCATCTTTAATCATCAATGTGTGCATTAATGCCAAAGAATCTTTATAACTTAGATATAAACCAAATCCACTATATTCAGCTGTTAACATTCTATAAATTGTATATCCATGCATCAGTGTTGATTTTAAATGATACCTAGGAAATACAAATGCGAATTCTTTTTCTTCTTCCTTGCTCTTATCTACAAGCTGGCATGCTTTTCGTATATGCCAAGCATCGAAAGAATATTGAGGATAACTTTGGGCAAATATGTTTTGGATAAAGGCATCAAAAGAGGATAAACTTAACCCTAATTGTTCTTCAGGTTCAGCTTTAGATAATATTTTACTTAATTCAAATAAACCTTCCTTGATATTATAATCTGTTTTATCAGACAATTACTCCGCCTCAACTAATTTCCTCAACTTCAGTCCAATTTGGTGCAATAATTGTTTATCTTCAATCTCTTCTTGAAGAATTCTGGCAACTTCACCAATAAAAACAAATTGCAAACCACGGACTTTTAATTTTTGTTCTAATTCTACGGCATTGAAATAACTTTGAGTTGCTTCTGAAAATTTATGAGGCTCCAACCCTCCTTGTTCTCGTTCAATTGCCTCTCTTGCCTTTGCTTTAATACTTTGCAAACCGTCAATAGCATCTTCTGTACCTTGCTTAATGCTTTCAAACATACCTTGTATTTCGGTCTTTGCAATATTAGTTATTAATTCTTGTCTCTTCGCTTCCCAATTCCCTTCTTTTTTCCATTTAGATAATGTAGCATGAGAAACAGGTACGGTTTCTTCAATTACTTTATCTGGAATACCTTGTAAATATAATAAATAAGCTTGTTGAACCCCTGCTGGGCCAAACAATTTCTTGCCTTTCATTATGACCTTCCTGTTATACTATTATCCATATTTAATATCATAGTCCGAACTCTACTAGGATTAGCAGGAATCCACGAACATAGTATTTCAAAATAATCTGAATCTAGAAAATCTAAAGCGTCTTGTTTTACTTCTTCATTTCCATATCTTATATCTTGAGCTGCTTGTCGAAATATCTTTCCGATAAATTCGATACAGATATCCCCTAAATCCTTATTATAATCTCCCATTTTATTATACCGTATTTTACGTATTAATCAAAATTATTCTAAACCTTTATGCGCTTTCCCATGCATATACGGTCTATTTTCGTTAATTCTCATTTTCTTTTCAATATCATATTCAATATCTTCCATGTTCAAAGAACCACAGATATCGAAAAGTCTAATAAAAGTGTCTGCTATTTCCTCTCTAAAATGGTCTTTATCATTATTACGCCAATCCTCCATAGCTTCTGCTAATTCAGTTACAACCAACATTAATTTTGTTGGTATATTTTCCCAATTTGTTGTAAATCCTTTTCCTTCTCTCCACTTAGCTATACGCGTTGCCCATTCATGAATTTTCATATTATCCTCTTTCATCCCATTTAAAATCGTCCGTTAACCAATCTTCCCCATCCCATATCTTTCTATATTTTTGCCACATAACAAAAACAAGCCATAATTGTTCCATTGATTTACATTTATCATAACTTTTCTTTACCCTACTAGTATTACTTGCAACTTCTAGAGTAAAGACATGAATAAAAGAACTAGGCAATGATGGGTGAATATGATTTGCAATATCAGAAACCATTTCTTGTAACTGGTCTTGGCGGGGTAACCAAATTAAAGAATCTTCTACTTCGGCTTGCACAAACCATTCGCCATTAATCATTTGGGCAAGATGCTGTCTTCTATAACCCCTTTTATTGTTATAGGAAAAAATAATGTCATCCTGTTCTATAGGCTTATCCTCAAAGTACTGTTGTATCTCCTTTGCCTTTTCGCACTGCTTAATATATATTCTTGTGTTATCCATCTTGCCCTGTCTTTTCATACTTCACTTTTTGTGGTTGATTTGGAAAATAAAACAGAAAACATACTTTACACAATGAAATTCTTTGAGCATCATCATAATCTTTAAACTTGGCACCAAGACCATCGGATATCATTTCTCTTATCTCAAGAGAATAAACAATATCTCCTTCATTAAATTCATGGTCACATCTATCACAAGTTAATGGCATTACCTGAAACATTCTATATCTCCTTTAAATTTTCTTGTATTTGTCCGCCTTGAGGTGTTGGCGTTCCAGTAATCCAATCAGTCTTTACACGAGAAGTACTCATCAAATCAATATGACCGTTAACTTTAGATTGATTATAATTTGTACATCCCCAATAATCTCTCTTTTGCCGAACTCCATCATCTTTTGGAGAAGCCACTTTATCTACATGAACCTGTTCTTTAATACAACAACCATTGGTATTACTGGCACAATCCACTTTCTTACAAATAAAAACTCCTGCGTCTCCTTCTACTCCAACACATTCAGCTATTCTAAAAATAGAATCTCTAGATTCCTGACTCGCATCTTCAAAGACAACCTTCTCTGGAACCGAACATTCTCCCTTATATAAATCATCATCGAAAGGAACATAATGATATTTTCTTCTAATAGCAGGTTCTGGTTTAATCTTTGTATTATATGGACATGAATAATTTTTACATAGTATTCTCATCTATAACCTCCACTAATTCTGCGGGAATCAAAACAAGATTTTCACCAAATTTTACCCTTAAATATAAAGGATGAATATAATGAATTACTTCCTCTATTACTCCAATATCTCCATCTTTAATTTCACGTTTTGCTAGACGTGGTAAAGTTTCTGTATTCTTCGTACGTACTTTATCCCTTACCTTCATCTTGACTCCTTTCGAATTCTAAATCTATTTGTCCGACATTAGTAATACTAGCCTTTAAAACCCCCTTGCCAAACCATTGTTTCAATTTATATTTCTTACCACCATCTTTTCTATATTTTCTATAAGTATGCCACATCTTAACATTTCTATATAACTCATCTACAAGCAAACGTAAACCCATCGCGCCACGACTATGTTCATCTATTTCTTTTAACCAAGGCTCCATTTCTTGAATCATATGAGCAATTTCGATGCATTCTTTTTCGAGCCTAGTTCCTGATTTGAAGTTTGGCATTTAAATCTCACATTTTCCAGTATCACATTCTGAAAGACCTTCAGTACTTATCTCCAAAGGCCCTTCTCTAGTTCCATGACGATAAACAGTTAATCCCTTACACTTTAAATCCCAAGCTAGCCAAACGGCACTTTTTACATCCTCAATTGAAGCTTCATCGGGCAAATTAATTGTTTTTGATACAGCATTATCACAATGCTTTTGAAAAGTAGCTTGCATCTTAATATGAGCTTCTGGAGTTATCAATAAAGCAGTTCTCATTAACTTATCTGGAACCTTCTTATACTTACTTCCTAAATCTAAATCTATATCCCCCAAAACCCTTTTTGTAAAATCCTTTGAAAAAACGGGTTCAATCCCAGAAGAACAATTAGCCAATACTGATAATGTTCCTGTTGGAGCAATAGTAGTTCTGGTTGCATTTCTAATCTTTGCTTTATCGACATAAGAACCTTTTTCCTCTGCCAATTCTACAGAAGCTTCTTTGGCTTTTTCGTTAATAAATGTCATTAATTCATTCGCTAATTCTAATGCTTCTTCACTATCATACGGAATTCCTAATTTTATTAAAGCATCCGCCCAGCCCATAACTCCAAGACCAATCTTTCTCGTCATTTTAGTTTTATTTGCGATTCTAATACTTGGATATTTATTAATATCAATAATATTATCTAAAAATCTAACAGCAATTTTTACTACTTCCTCAAGTCTTTGATAATCGATTTTACCATTCTTTATAAACTTATCCAGATTAATTGAACCTAGATTACAAGACTCATACCATAGAAGTGGTTGCTCTCCGCAAGGATTTGTACACTCCATTCTTCCTAACCAAGGAGTTGGGTTTTTACGATTAATCTCATCAATAAAAATAACTCCTGGCTCACCAGTTCTCCAAGCACCATAACAAATTAAGTCAAATAAATCTTTTGCTGGAATTAAACGTCGATTCTTAGTTAATGGGTCAACAAGAGGAAATTGTTTATCTTCCTTCGCAGCTCTTAAAAATTTATCAGTAACAGCAACTGAAAGATTGAAATTTTGGAAACTCTTACCATCTTCTTTACAGGTAACAAAGTCAAAAATATCAGGGTGGTCAACCTTTAGAATCCCCATATTTGCCCCTCTACGAACTCCACCTTGTTTAATTACATCAGTAGCTACATCAAATACCCTCAAAAATGAAATAGGGCCACTAGCAACCCCTTTTGTTGAATCTACAATAGAATTTGCGGGCCTTAATTTTGATAATGATATTCCAGTACCACCACCAGTTTTATGAATTAGAGCTACTTTCTTTACTGTTTCAAAAATAGAACTTAAATCATCTTCAATCGGCAAAACAAAGCAAGCAGATAACTGACCCAATTCCTTTCCCGCGTTCATTAAAGTTGGACTATTTGGTAGAAATTCTAATGAATCCATAATATCAAGAAACTCACCATACCATTTCTTTTTCTTCGGATTAGATTTTTCCGCAAGAGAGACATGTCGAGCTACCCTGTCAATCATCTCATCGGGAGTTTCTATTACCTTACCTATTTTATCTTTTTTGAGATATCTGGCCGATAAAATGGTTTCTGCATTTGTTGTCCATTCAGCCATCAATACACCTCCTGATTCTACTCATCGTTGTTAAACTTCGCATCATTACACCATTCTCTTCTAATAACTCTCTGCCACCTTCTTCTCTGTCGATTATGGTTACTACACCTTTTACAATAGCCCCAGTATCCCTTACAGCGTTAACTGCTTTCATGACACTTTTTCCAGAACTAATGACATCTTCAACAACTAAAACTCTATCGTTTGAATCTAAAGGACGCCCTTCAATTAGCTTTTGGGTTCCCCATAATTTTTGTTGCTTTCTTACCAAGAAAACTGAATCAATCTCACCAATATTCAATAATCCCATCATAATTGGCAAAGAAGCTAATTCAAGACCAGCAGCACAATTACAATACCAATCTTCCGTCACATCTCTGATTCTAAGAGCAAGGTCTTCATTATATCCTTCCTGTGTTGTAAGAACCCATAAATCAAAATATTCATCCGCAATCTCTCCAGACGATACTTTAAATTCTCCTTTAAGCCAGAGGTCAGGAACACTTAATATAATTTCTTCTAATTTCCTACCCATGAAAATCCCTTAGCCCAATTAACTTGTTCTTCTACTTCACTAAACTTTTCTTCAAATTCATCAAAACTGGTATAAATTTTAGTTAAAGTTGTCGCCTCTAGGAATTTTAGCCATGGATGTTTATATCCATCTGGAGTTACGATAAATACTGGCCTAACGAAATGCCTTGCAGTTTCCCATGTTTCACAAACTGTTCCAATCATAGGATATTCTTTGGACATAAAAGCCAAAAGACCATCAGCTGAAAGAATAGCTTTCAGGTCTCCTTCTACTAATTCCATAAATGGCATATCAGTCATCCACTCTTTTCCAGTAGTTCCACCTTCAAGAACTTCTTGACCAGGATTCTCAATATCATAGAAAGGGTTAATCAATTCAATACCTAATTTCTTTTCAAGTTCAAATTCCTTCTCCCTAACCATGTTTCGAGATTGCCAAGAATGTGCTAAATATAATTTCATCTTGCCTCCCTTATCTTTTCTATAAATTCAGGTATTCCAGATACCTGCTCAATACCAAAATAATTACAAACAACATCTACTTTGTTAGTGCATAAATCTCCCATTCGACTTGTTCTCTAAATTGAGGATTATCTATACTTTGAATCCATGAACTATCCCAATCTTCTCTTCTTGGATTTAATACAAGAATTTGATTGTTCGTCATTCAGTATTTCCTTTTTCAACTAATGTCCTTATCCCCCAAATTGCGATACATAATGCATCGTAGAAATGGGTTTCTTTATCTTTATCTAAATCTGGATATTTTATTAATACAATATCCCTTACTTGTTCTTTCGTTGCTTTGCCAAGACCTTTTCCTAGAACAACGCTCTTCCACTCTGTTGGAGCGACAGTCTTGCATTCAAATCCACGAGAAACACAAACCGAATGTATCATTCCAACGATATGAGATAATCTGATTGTAGTTTTGGGATTCTCTCTATAAATGGCTTCTTCAACACATACCAAATCTACGTCTGGTAAATCTTGAAGAAATCTTTTAAAAGCATAATCTAATTCAGAAAATCTATCTTCCCAATTCGCATTCTTGGAAAAGATATTAAAACTGGATATAAATTGCTCATTTTCTCCTTCAATGAGAACTGCAGTTATTTGTTTTGAATCTGAATCAATCCCCAAAACTTTCATCTATATATCCTTTGCCCAAACAAAGAGGACATGTTGATTTCGCTACTGCACCATCGTGCATAATATCTAATATTGGTATAAAACCAATTCCGTCACAATTATCACAAAATTCAGTATTATAAGGTCTTATCTTAACTCCTGCAGCTCTAAACAAATCTTCCCCAGTCAAACCATAATTTGCATAATTCTTCATTTCCGTAACTACAATTGCTTTTACTCCAGCATTTATAACACTCTTAGCACATTCTAAACAAGGAATTCCACAATCCATATACATCATACAACCATCAGTTGCGTGTCCTAATCTAGCTGCCATATCTACTGCATTTCTTTCGGCATGAGCTGCTTGACAATAAATATAACCTGCTCCTGATAAAGGTGGAAATCCCATAAATCTTCTAGGACAAGTATCAATTGTTCTAAGAGCTTCTTCATTTACGTCTTTGCCTGTATCCTTTGTATATAATCCAAATAAGTTTTCCCTGTATAATAATTCATCACAATGGGCACTTCCAGAAGTAGGCCCATTATACCCAGCCGAAACAAAGTACTTCTTGTCTTTGACAATTACAGCCCCAATTTTTCGAGACAAGCATTTTGAATTGCTTGCCACTGTTTTGCACATATTAAACCAATAATCTTCCCAATCCATTTATTTCTCCTTTAATCCGCTTTCTGGTACAGACACTCCTTTTGGAACGATTAAACCAGATGCCGTTTTCTTTTCAACATTTTTGTTCTTTGCCTTTTCTTGTTCTACACTATTCATTATCCATACAACAATTCTTGCAATCGGCATGCATTTATGACATAATCCAGCAGGATTATCTGTATGAGGATATACTTTTTGTTCACAACCAGGAACTACACAAATCTTATACTGTTGTTGTTTCTGAGTCACCGCTCTACCTCCTTATTTGCCAATTTTTCATGATAGGCATAATCTTCATCTCGTCTTATCCTGTTCAATAATCTTATCCACTTATACTTTTTAAAATCATTTATATCATTTTCATCAATGTTAAACATATATTTAATTTGTTCAAGCATTATTTCAACATCAGCAATCTCCCCAATTAAGTCCGTTTCATTTTCCTCACAATTCACTCTTAAGAGATGATTAATAGCTTGTGTTAATTCGGCCATCTCCTCAAAAAGCATCATACATTGAGCTTGAGGCCCCCAAAGATTTAATGCTCTTCTACATAAATCAGTTACACCATACTCTTCTTCCATACTTCTCCTTATCCGCGCTAATTCTTGAAATTTTAAGGTTTAATTTCATTATTATGTATCCTGCTATGCATCATATTTTGTTCCGCGCATTTCAGACTGTCTTCGAGATATTTCTCTTGACATCGTCGCTATTTGATTTGTATATAGAAGCTCAGCTCTCCTATAAGCATTGCATTTTGCATTGATTTCAATTAAAAGGGTTTTTACCTTTTTCAACACTTTATCATTGGCAATGATATATCCAATTAAACCATCCTTTAATTTCTTTTTATCACTCATTCTTTCTAATTTATAAATTTGCTTACCAAGACCAACTTCAAAGGCATCGGCCATAACATCTCTTTCAATCTCAATATAGGTTAATTGCGAAGCAACAAAACTTCTCCAAGCCTCTAACCGTCCCATCCACATACCTAAATCTTGGAAGGATATTTGAGTAATGTCTTCGGGCAATGATTCTAATGCAGTTTTTGGTGGTTCATCATTTAATGGAAATGGTAATTCTTTCTGAATCTTCTTAATTGCCTTTTGCCAATCCCATCCACCTTTGGGTTGCCCAAAAATGATTTCATAAGGAACTTCTAAGACTTCACCATCTTTCATATTCTTTGAAACATATTCATATAAAGCAGTATCGTCTTCTAATGCTACTCTCCAAAACAAACCTGATGGGTCTTTAAATTGAAGTACCTCATTTTCTGTTGTCATTACTCTCCTCCATTCTGAAACTTTTCATCCCATTGGCTGCATATATGAAAAACATCGCATCTTTGTCCTCTACAATTAGTACAGGCTGGTGGAAAAGTTCTTGCTTGAACATATTGTTCCACTTTTCTAAACTTATCAAAAATGGTATCTACTAAAGCTTGGTCATAATCAATAGAAATTACTTTCAAAGCTTGGGTATTTTTATTCTCTATTATTAATCCGCCTCTGTGATTTTCAGTGGCGACCGCATACATATGCCATTGAACTATATGACTAAAATCCAATTTCCCCGAAGCAAATATTTCATAATTTCTTTCATTCGCAGACTTTACATCATATATTTCTGGATTACCATCAATAGCTCTTAGTTCAACATCCGCCCTCCCTTTCATCCAGAAATCTTCATTTCTGATTTCAATTGGAAATTCTTTTCTAATTAAGATTCCCATTCTATCGAAATAATCATATAAACGGTTATGAACGGCATCACCATTATTAAAAATTCTCATTAATTGAGCAGGACGCTTTTGGGCTCTGGTAAACCCAACTCGGGCTAGATAGAGCTCCCTTTCCGATGCCGCAGCTCCAGAAGGTCTAAAATAATCTTTTGGTTTTTCTACTAAATCTTGATTGTGTTCTAAATAATAATCTACCGCAGTTTCTAACCAGTGGCCTTCAACCATTTTAGATAATAATTTACCAAGAGAACTTTGTTTCCTTTTATTCTTTAATTGCATTCCTTATCCATAATGTCTTCTTAATACTTGCTTTGCTGATTTTCATAAGAATCTATATTTTGTTCTGTTAAATGTTTATATTTGGTTTCTACAAATTCCATAATCTTCTTTTCTATTTCTTCCTTTTTCTGCCCTACCTGTACTCTAATAATTGGGATTCCATAATTTTCATAAATATATAAATCCCGTTTCTTATCCATTTTCTTTGAAATATGCCATCCTTTTCCATCGACTTCTACTCCCAAATTAATTTCTGGAATATAGATATCAACAAAATAGGGTGAACATTCTTTTTCTTCAGTGACTTCAAATCCTAAATCATTTATTATACTAGCTACTTTCAACTGGGCTTTCGTTGGAATCGGTTTCATCAACATCACTCTCCATCTCAATCTTACTTTTAATAAATTCTACTTCGCTAGGATTATCATTCAAATATTTAATTACACCTTCCCTGCCCAGAATTTTTACTTCTTCCTTGCCATCAGAATGATAGGTATAATAAGGCCCATTTTGGGTTATAATCTTACAATCCAATGCCAAGGTTATTAATCCTGCAATGGTATCAATAACACCAGTAAATAAAAATGGAATTTCAGCTGTTAAGTAGGGAGTAAATGTTTTATTCTTTTCGGTATAAACTTCGATATTAAATCCTACCTTTTTCTTTACCGATTTCCCACCGACCTTAACATTCTCTTCTTTCCAACCCCGTCTGCTTATAACCAGATTCATTGAAGCTAAATGATATTGAGCTCTCCCTCCAGGCATCGTTCGTGGGTCACCATAACCACCAATTTTCATTCTCCATTGATTAATAGCAATGAAAACAGATTTTTTGTTAACAGCAGTTATCTTTCTCAACCCACGATTATATAACCTTGGTTGAAGTCCAACACCAGCATTTTCCATATCTGCTTCTTCTTCTGCCATCGGACATAAAGTAGCAACACTGTCTAGAATAACTAAATCAATTCCAGCTTTAATCAAAGCAACAACAATATCTAGTGCTTGTTCCCCACTATCAGGTTGAGATATAATTAAATCTTTTACATTTATTCCAGTTACTGTTGCCCATTCTGGGTCAAAAGTTTTTTCTACATCTACCAATGCAGTATTTCCACCCTCTCTTTGAACGGCAGCTATCGCTTTTTGAGCAAGCAGCGTTTTGCCTACACTTTCAAGACCAACAACATTAATCATTCTTCCTCTAGGCAGTCCTCCACCAAGGATAGCGTCCAAACTCGGAATGCCCAGAGGAATTCTTTCAATCTGTAAATCTACATTATCCCCGCTTGTTAAAGCCAAGGAATCATCTTCTAGTTTTAATTCTTTCCGTAAATGTTTTAAAAGTTCATCAGTTTTCGTCATCTCTGTAATCAATCCTTCCGTCGTCCACGTCACAGCCAACAGCAAGGTCAACATAATTATGCAAATCTTCTATTGTATCCATTATGGATTCGTGCTTGGGTTTCTTACCACCTGCCATTAAATTACTCCATCTTTGCATCTTATGAACAACATTAAATCTGGCAACGTCACCAGGACTTCTTCGCGGGTCAATATCTAATAATTTGCAAAGTTGTTGTACTTGTTTAAAATTCAATAGATGGTCAGTATCATCTGCATAATCATGTCCCTTTGAAATGGTTAAATTAAGCCTTCTCTTATTTATTCCATTTACCATTTTAATATAAGCATCTCTCAACATTATTCCTTCTCCTCCTTTTTCTTTTTATCACTTTCAAAAATTGGTATACTTGTCCATGCAAATTCCCTATCTGGGCAACTGCACTTTGGGCAACTCCATGGATATTCAGTTTGTCCGAAACAACCAGCTTTTATCATAACCTCATAAATGTGTCCACAACCTTTACATTTTTGCATGCCTGCTATAAGTATGCAAAGTACTAAATCCGCCAAGAGGGTCTGTATCATGAGGAAACATTGGATTTCCTCACACGTTTTGTTTCTTTGGCTAGTGTAATTATTAATTCGTTTCCAACAGAACCCTTTTTGAAGAAGCCTTTAACATACTTTGCAAGGTCTTCTAGATTATTTACTGTTGTTCCTTCTGAATATTGATGAGAACCATCTCTCTTATAAATCTGATATTCCTTCATCTTTTACCTCCGTTGCTGTATATTTCCAACCATCCATAAAAACTGATTTCATATCTCTTAAATACCCCCAAACACTACGCTGTCCTACAATTGCACCAATAAAAAAATCCTAAGCAAATTAATCCAAAAACTATTGACTCCGTTGTTAAAACTAAAATCATAATCGAGCCCCCATTAATTTTGGTTGTTCATATTTATTACCTATAACAGTAATTGAAAGTTCTTTTTTATCATAATAAAGAGGTCTGTCATCTAAATATGTAGGTCGTAGATTATTACCTTCTACATACCATCCATAACCAAATTCATGTTCATCCCACATTAAGTTATTATCCCATGCTCCAAACTTTACTTCTGCATATGCTCCTTGAGGAAAATTGTATTGTATTATATCACCTTCATAGATTTCCTTACCATCTTTATCCTTGAGACCTGTATATTCCATAACCATGTATTCTTGGTCTTGTACTAAGCAGCTATTCCTATACAAAGCAGGTCTATCAACTTTTACTGGTTCATGCCAAATAAGAGCATAATCATATCGTCCTTCTCCTCTACAGAAGTTAATCATCTTCTTATCTTCAACTAGCCATACTCTAAATTTAATGTCTCTCATTAATATTCCTCCCCTCCTGCTATATAAGTTCCTTTATCATACAATCTCCACATACCACTATATCCATATTTTCCATCAGCTGCCCAAACCGAAAAAATATCCCCTGCCTTCATCAAATTAAGATAACTCTTAATAACTTCAAGTTCAAATCCGATTCCATTTGGTTTAGTATTATCATCAAGTACTTTAACTTGAGCAATGAAAGAATCTTCTTTATAACAGTAAGTTTCGCCTACTTCAATTTCATTATTTGTTGTACATATTTGGTTATGGTCATATTTTGTCATTTACTTCTCCACGCTTGCCCAACTATCGGTAACCCTTTGCATATCTACCATTAGTGGTACACTTATATAATCAAATCCAGTTGTCATTAATTCCAATATTTTTGGAATTTCACTTTCTGGAAGATTTTCAATACAAATTTCATCATGAATAGTTAAAATTAATTTTGAATCCGTTCCTTTTAAATGCTTCCCGATTTTATTCATTGCTATCTTTAAAACATCTGCTGCTGTTCCCTGAATTAAAGAATTTAAAACTTGATATGAATGTTCTTCTGGTAAATGTCTTCTTCTACCATATAAGCTCTCTATATATCCTATATCAACTAATTGCTTCTTTAATTCTTCCGTGTAAGGCCCAAGTCTTTTATAAGTATTATAATAATCATTCAAAAATTGCTTTGCTTCAGTTTTAGTAATCCCTAGTGTCTGGGCTAATGTATTTATGCCCATACCGTAAATGAGACCAAAATTAAGACTTTTTCCTTTTTTTCTCAATTCAGGTGTTACTTCTTCGAGAGGAACTCTAAATGCTTTTGAAGCAGTCCATCTATGAAAATCTTCCCCTTGAATAAAAGCTTCAATCATTACTGGGTCATCGGCATAATGTGCAAATAATCTATATTCAATCTGTCCATAATCAAAAAAGGTTAAAGACGAATCAGTAATAAAAGCGCTCCTAATAATTTTATCATCTACAATGTTTTGTAGGTTTGGTTCACTAGACGATAATCTTCCTGTCCTTGCCCCTGCTTGATTATAAGTGGTATGCAATCTACCATCAGGGCCTAAAGCCTCCAAAATACCAGTCGCATAAGTAGAATTTAACTTTGCTAATTTTCTATATTGAAGAATCAGAGGCACCAGTGGATGGTTAAATTGTTTTAATGTTTTATCATCAACTTGTGGTTTAACTTTATTAGGTGGTTCGAAACCTAATTCTTCGTAGAAAAGTTTTTTTACATCTGGTTCAGAAAGAGGATTAATATCACGACCAGCTTTCTTTTCTATCATTTTTAAACCTTTCTCTAATCTTGTAGAAAGCTGTTCTCCATAATCCTTTAATATATCCTGATTAACAAGAATTCCTTCTTTCTCCATATCCAGAAGAACTAAAGTCAATTCTTTTTCTATTTGATATAATTCAGCAAGTTTATCTGCAATTTCCCCATCCCATAAACTTGCCAATTTATAAGTATCTACAGCATCATTAATTGCATATACATCAAAAATCTCAGATGGGATTTCTTGCCAAGAATCTAGGTTGTTCTTTTTAATATATTGGTTGAATACGCTTTTCATATTTCCGCGTTCAACCGCTAGATATCGTTCGGCCAATGATTTCAATCCCATTTGTCCCTTTGGCGTATCATCATAAACCAAACGACACATAATCATAGTATCTTCTATACTAGGATTATCTGGAGAAATTCCAAATGTTTCTCTTATATGATGCAAATCAAATTTTGCATTGTGAAAGAACTTTCGAACCTTACTATCTCTATATAGGTTCGCCAATAAAGCAGATAATTTATCAATATCATAATCATTAGTTCGGAGAAAAACACCATTCTCATCGCAAGCAAGACTAACACCAAATACCTTTTCTCGCATCCAATCTAAACCTGTTGTTTCCGTATCAATTGCAACAAATTTAGAATCTAAAAGTTTTCTCTCCAAACTATCCAATTCAACCGTTGGTGAATTGTTTAAATCAAATCTTGCTTGTTTAAGCACTTATCGCTCCAATAAAGGTAAAATTATATAAACCGATTTAACTTCTTTTCCTGAAATAAAAGCAACAGGGTCAGTAGAAGAATTAATTCCTATCTTGGCAATATCTTCTTTCGCTGTTGAAACTAAATCTTTCAAGTAAGGTAATTTCAAAGCTACCTTAAAGGGCTCACATTCATAATCCAAACTAGAAACATGACTTCCAGCTTGACTCTCGGTTCTAATATAAAGTTTAGAACCATCAGCTTCAAGAATACCATTTTCTCCAACCAAACTACAAAGGTTAATTGCTTTTCGTAACCATTCAAAATCTAACTTTAATACAATTTTATATTTACGAGTTACCTTACTCATAAAATTAGGATAAATACCACCCAATGTAGGTAATTGGAAAATAAAATCACCAACCTCAAAAACAACCTTGTTACCATGAAATCCAAAACCAATCGAATCCTCTGTAATTGTCGGTAACATGGTTAAACTATTTCTAGGAATCGTAACATCAAAATCTTCGGAATCAATTTTCATTTCGGTGAATGCCATTCTAAAACCGTCAGCTCCTTGCAAACTCAAAACTCCATCAGATTGGTAAAAACGAATTCCAGTTAAAATTGGTTGAAGTAAAAGCAATGAAGAAGCAGACATTACGGTTGGAAGATAATCTGTTATCAACTCTTTAGGAAACTCACAATATTTATCATAATCAAATTTTAATTCTGGAAACTTACTAGCATCAAGAGAACTTAAAGATAATTTATTCTTTCCATTCTTAATCTGCAATTTATTATTGTCCGTTATTGACATTTCAATTTCTGAATCATCATCAAAATAAGCAATAGCACTAGCTAAAGTTTTGGGAACGATAATGGCATTCGAATCATCTTCTATCTTAATACCACCATTCTCTTCAAAAATTGCTGTCTTTGCACTAGTATCTAAATTTGTTACAGTCATACTTAAATACTCTGGTTCTGTTTCTAATAAAATAGAACTAGCAACTGAAGGCCAGTCGCCACTTAATAACTTTCCTAGCGTATTTAATTTAGATTTAAACTCCCTTGTGTTTACAATAAACCACATAATGCCATAAACTCCTCTCTTACTTCTGGTTTTTCAAACTTCCCACGAATAGCAGACGTTACAAAAGTTGTTGGAGATTCCGCCCCTCTCGCAGAACAACAAGAATGTTCTCCAGATATAATTACCATAACACCATCGGGCTTTAATTCTGAATTTAAGATGCAATCAGCTATCTCCGCGGTCATCCTTTCTTGAATCTGCAATCGACGGCTAAAGGCTCTTACTAGTCGTGGAAACTTTGAAAGCCCCATTACTCTTCCAGTCGGAATATATCCGATATGTACAACTCCAGAAAAAGGTAATATATGATGTTCGCATAAAGACACATATGGAATGTCTTTGATGACAATCATTTGGTCACCTTCAAATGGAAAAGTTTTAAAGTCGATAGACATTTCATATCCTTGAGTTAATTCTTTTAGAGCTTTCGCCCATCTTATAGGTGTATTTTCTGATACTTCATCACCTACAGGCAAATTACTTAAAAATTCTTCTATATCCATAAGTCCTCCATTGATTGCTGGTGATAAGAATGAGCTTCTTGTTCATTCCATCGTTTTTCTAAATCCTTAAAAAATATTATATTTGCACGAATTCTACTTTTATATCCTTCATATAAATCATCAATCGTAAATCCTATTGATTTGAAATATTCTGCTAATTCCTTCTTTACCAATTCGCTTTGACAATTAAAACTGTCTGGCATTTGTTTCTTTCCGAAATTCACCTTCTTCATTCCTAGTGGAGTATAAACATCAGCATATTTACCACCCATCAACCAGGAAGTACTGTCACAAGAATCACAATCTATTCGAGTAACATAATAAGGTGATGATAAAGCAAGAGCATGACATTTCCCTTGAACTTCCTTTAATAATGCCCTATAGAAAGGTACATTGTATCTGAGCTCATAACCGCCACAAACTGACAAGTAATCATATTTCTGACACATATCCTTCCATGCCTGCCAACCTCTAACCTGATGCCATACCACAATAGCTTTCTCTGGAAAAGCTTCTAACTGAATGTCGGTATATTTATCTACGTAATCAAAACCAAGAAATTCTTCGACGTCGAAATTAAAGAAATGGTCAAAATTATCATAATACTTTTGCATAAACTTCATATAAGCTTCAAAAAAAGTATCATAATCCTTACCTTTTTCTCTACTCTTTTTCAACATGTCAGCTCGGTCTTGTTCGGTAAATTGCCAAATAGGTTTACTGACTGTAATTCCTAATTTACCTTTCAAAGAGTAAATACCACTATCGATATAAACCTTCGCTTTCGTTTTATCAACAAATTCGAGCACTTTATTAATAGCTCTATTATTATCATGTAAATAATAATAAGAAGCTAATACAGCATTTACATTCTCTTCTTCTAACATCTTTAAGAGAATATTATCTAATGGTGTGGCAAAGCACAAATATTTCATTATACGCCTTTCTTATCTGGCCCCCAAATTACCTTATGTAATTGAATACTTATAATTCCATCTGGATATTCATATTTAATCCAGTTTACTAAAGTTCCAAAATCCATTATATCCCACGCAGGACTAAAAACTACGGAAGCATTAGTTTCATAACTATTTAATATATTTAAAGCATATTCAAAATCTATCCTGTCAGCAATCACGAATTTTACTTGGTCACAATCGTCCAATCGTTCTAGAATATTAAAATTGTTATGCTCTTCCATCGCAGAACTTGGACATTTTATATCAACAGTCCAATTACATTCATATAAAATTTCTTTTGGAATTTCAATACTGCCATTAGTTTCTACTTCAATATCATATCCATGCTCTCTTAACCAAGTTACTAATTCAATTAAATCTTCTTTTTGAACAAGAGGCTCTCCGCCAGTAATTATAATATTATCACATTGCGGATATTGTATTATAAATTGCAATATCTGAGATAAATTTAAATCCTTGGAACCTTCAGATTCATCTTGGGCATATTTGGTATCGCACCAAGAACATCCTCCATGCTCAAATAGATTGCATCCTTGCATGCGAATAAATAATGTTGGTTCTCCAGCACTATTTCCTTCCCCAGATATTGAATAGAACATTTCATTTATTTTCATCTATTTCCTCCAACTCATTCATGTAATACTTAGCCGCAATGCTATCAGCAAAATGCACTACCATAGCTTCAAGACTATGAGGTTGAATATCTCCCCATTTTCCTGTATGAGCTTCAATTGCGTGTCTAACATCTTCTGCAAAGGTATAACCAACTTCTTCCGCAACAATATAAAACAAATCAGCCATAAGCATTGGATGCTCATCTACCGTATGGTCAGCTGGTTCATTCCAATCTAACCCTAATCTTGCTCCATCGTGTAAAATACAAGCAGCTTTCACAATATCTTGATTTATAAATTGAGGATGACTTTCCATTATTAAATCTGCAATCTTACAAACTCGAAGAGTATGTAAAATTTCACCTGCTTCTGCAAATTCATCCTTTGGGTGATGTTTTCCTGTAGAACTTGAACTCATTGTCCAGAAATAAGGCGGTATTCTATCTAGAGATTTTTGTACAATAAACTTTAAAGACTCATCTTTAATTTTTAAAATTTCCTCACACAATCGCGTTTTTAAATAATCTGTATTTCCCACGATTCTCCTTTCTATCTTTTATATAAAGCGTGTTTGTTTTCTAACCTTTTTAATCTTTTTTCCATTCTTATTCTCGCTATGGATGTAACGATAAAAAGAATCGTTACTAAAAATAAAGCAATGGCAAGACAAATTATCGTTATTGAAGTCATTCCAACCTCCCGCATGCTTTGGCCCAATCCCAAGCGTAATCATATAAATGTAATCCTTTACTACAAGCTATAAGTTCTCCATCTTCTACTCCTAGTTCATTGGCCATCATTTCCTTCATTAATTGAATTCCTGCAAGATTTGAGGGAAAGCCTGCCCACAAATCCCAGCTTCTAAAGTAAACCATAAAATGCAGAGCTCCATATCTTATTCTGGTATCAATTCCTCTCAAGCATTGTGGGTCAGACAAATTAATTGAATTTTTATCTCCGACCGCCATATAAGCTTGATTGCAATTAAAACCACCTTTCCTATACATTTCAATTACCTTGGGAATTTGTGATTCTAAATCTTCGCCATAAGTATATTGTTCCTTTTCATTTTCTTTGGTAGAAGTTAACAGATAAGGTAAATATTGTTGCTCCACATATTCGATAGAAGTTGGAGCAGGTATTCCTTCGGGTACATCAGGAACTAAAGGTCTCATTGCTGGATTCCAGATTTGAATTGTTACGAAATCCATCTCTTTTCTTCTGCTTCCTTCGTAACTACCCTTATCAATTATATATTCATAACCATCGGAAAATATTTTTCGAAGACTTAGCCACCAAGCTTCCTGCAAGTCTCTGGCTTCAATATTTACTACATTTAACATACTAATCTCCGAAGTAAGTAGCCGAACATTCGGGAGATTCCCAAACTCTAATAGCTACCAATCGTATAGTTTCGTCTTGGTCATATATTTCTAATTCATCCTTTATAAAATCAAAGATAAACTTGCTCAAATTTTCTGCAGTTGGATTCATCTTGGCAAATACAGGAACATCTTTATTAATGTTTCTATGGTCAAGAATCTCTTCAAGTTCTTTCATCCATTCTTTTACTATTGTAAAATCTACCAACATTCCTAAATTATCCAGTTCCTTCGATTCTAATGCAATCATATACTCCCAACGATGTCCATGTTCATTTGCGCATTTACCTTCATACCCACGAAGTTGATGAGCAGCATCAAAATGACTTTTTATTGATATGTCATACATTTTACGTCCTTTACGTTTATTTTAACTATTAAATCCCCTTCAAAAATAAGTTCAAGTGTATCATTATCGAAACTTTGACTTACTCCAACCAATTTCTTAGTAAGAACTTTTCTAAATTCCTTTACCCAATCTTTATTATCCATGGGTCAAAAACCTCAAAATAATTGTTTGCATAACTTAAAATAACCCCCTTTTGATTACCTTTACCTAGTGATTATTCTTATTTTTTGCCCTTTATTTGAGGCTTAGAAAGAGCATTTTCAAGAGAATCAAGTCTCTCTTTAAACTCTTCTAATATCTCACCAAAGCTAGGTTGAAGCATTATATCCTCATTAATAAGGTCGGTAATTCTAACTTCCAGTTCTTCAGTTAAGGCATTCCATACTTTAACAAGTGCAGCTTTTTGCTTTTTTATCTGGGCATCGACATTACCATCGACATCAATATCAGTAAATTCGACAAATGGGCGAATAAAATTTCGCGAATCTTTATCGCCCACTTGCCACGTTAATCCCAAACTTGCACTTATTTTAGGACTTTCTTTCGGCATTAAAACAAGTCCTCACCTTCTAAGTCTTCTTCTTCATTATTAGAAGATTCTTCCACTGGAGCTTCTTCTTCTACTTTTTCCTCTTTCTTAGAAGTTTTCTTTTCTTTCTTATTTGTCAATTTTGGAGTTTCCCGTTTCTCAACATCGGGAGCATCCTCTCTTTCATCAGGAACTAAACTAGTTACTTCTCCACTGACAATTCCGCTGATATCAGGTACTTTCTTGAATTCATCGGTTATATACTTTTCAAGTTTACTTGGGTCATCAGCAATCAATTCATAAATGGTATTATCCTTTGTTGTTCCTGTTCTCTCCCAATCATAATCTCGGTCGCAAAGAGTTTGATACTTATTGAAATAGGTAGTAAGCTTATTTACTACTCCACGACCCTTTCCTGGCCCTGTTCGCAGGACTTTAATTCTGTTTACCTGTTCTTTATAATAATGATTTTCTCCACGCTTTACTCTTTCCCATGGATTAGACTCATCGGAATTTTGTTCAGCATGTAGAATATAATAAACATGTACGTATAAGAAGAATAGGTCACCAGCATAACCCTCTTGACCCCCAGCACTGCAATACTTGCAAGAACTTGGTGGAGTTGTTGGAATCCCCTCCTCATCATACTCTCGTTCGCATTGAACTTTTCGGAAAAATTGCTTTCCACTGCTTGAAACATCGGCAATGCCATGGAATTTTCCCCAACCAACTTTGTCCATTTCAGACAAAATTCTTATTGATGCAATGTCTCCAGCTTTTAAATTTAAAAACATTCCAAAATCAGATTGTTGCTTATCTCTTTGTTCATCTTGCTCCTTCATTCTTTTATTATAGTTTTGTAAACCTTTCATAACCATTATTTTTTCCCTCCTAATTAATTGTTCAAGTTTTAATAAATATGGTTCGACTAAATTTTCTTCTAATATATATTCGCTGATATTTTCGTGAAGATTCAGCCAAGCCTCATCTTCTGTTTTACCAGCACCTATAAATTCATTTTGTTCATCACTAATGCAAATATAACCTTTTTCTTTCCACTTATTAAACTTCATTTTAAATCTTCAATTTTAATAATTTATTTACTGTTTCCAAATCGAGCTCTTGTATATCTTTTACTCCATCTGGTAACTTTATATCCTTTACAATAAATCCTAGATTTATCAACCTCCTCCTTATTAACTTATGTGCTCTTCTTCCTGGTTCATCGTTATCTAAACATAATCCGATTCTCCAGCATTTCTTCAATAAAATCTTTTCTTGCCCTGTTGTTAAATTACTTCCACCTAAAGCAAGTACATTATGAATCCCAGCTTGATGAGCCCAAATACAATCAAACAAACCTTCCACTAGAATAATCATATCTTCTTCTACTTGTAGCTTATCATATCCGAATAGATAATCACTCGCTTTAAAAAATGGAGTTATTTCATATTTAGGAACGTCTTTTAATGTATGATTAAAAATCATTCCTACTTGTTTTCCCTCAAACATATATGGAATAAGAATCGTTAATCCATGGGTACCCTGCATCAAGCCCCATTCTTCAATTATTTCATTGGTAAAACCTCTATTTAATAAATACTCATTGTCCCTTGCAGGAACTATATCATGTTCCTTGAAAAAAGCTTCATCATATACAATTGGTTTTTTATCTTCTTCTTTTCGCTCCCCCAATCTCTTTTTTATGGAAGCGATATCACCAACTTTCATTTCAACCAACTCTGCTACTGCTTGGTCTCTATTAATTCCCTTAGATTTTGCAACTAAATCTACTATTGTACCTTTAACACAACCTGCGAAACAATTAACTAAACCGTCATCCTCTCTGATAAATAATGACGGAGCTTTGTCATCGTGCCAAGGACATCGACACGATAATTCACCTTTATTATTTCCTACAACTTCAATTCCTAATTGCTCTAAAATAGACAGAACATTCATTTCTCATCTTTCACAGTCATCTTCGCCTTTATTGCATTTATATGATTATCTAACTTAGCATGCGGAGCATACCAATATACTGGTTCTTCTTTAATATCGAATTCTTGATTTAATTTATCGGAGATAACAGATAAATTTGCATGAAGATAACTTCTAATCAATTGGTCAAACCCCCGATTGTTTAGAACAGATTGTAATAGATTAGAAACTAGATAACGATATGGAAAAGGAACCTTGAAGATTTCACTTATCTCATTACATAAAATTTGTGAAAACCTAGTTTCCAAATCTATAGGTACTTGTGTTACAGCACAGGCTTCGCAATTTTCATTTTCATCAAATAACGTTTCCATTCATTAATCCTCCACCTTATCAATCAAGCCCATTTTCAGACTTTCTTCACTATTATAGAAAGAAGGAACATTACTCATTAACCTTTTTGCCCAATAATTTTCATTTAATTTAGGATTAACTTTTGAACTTCTTGTAGCAATAAGTTTTGAAAAATATTTTTGAAACCATTCTAACAATTTTTTTTCAGCTTCGATATTTTTCATATCCCCACGAAGATATGTTGAAATACCATGTATCATTAAAATATCACCACTGCCCATTATTCTTTCATCACAAGTTTGAAGTAAAAAGAAAGCCATAGACATACAATGTCCATGGACTTGTCCAATTACTTTAATTCCCTTAGATTGTACAATTCGAATAGCTCGAATGCAGGCATTTCCAGCATCAACTTCACCGCCATTTGATGCAAGAATAATTGTTATTGGTTCTTTTGACCCATCATTACTTAATAAAATCATATCAGTAATAAAATCGGTTTCCATTGAAGAACCATCACCAATTTCAAATTCTTTGGCAAGAACAACTATCCTTTGGTCTCTCAAAATTTGTCTTTCAGTTATTAATGCTGTTGCTTTTATGTCATCCATTATTTTGTTATTCTCCTTCCGATATCTCCAGTATCTACATTAAATGAAATATTATATGTCTTTCTATCAGCCCTACCACCACGTTTTTTCTCTAATTTAAGTTTTCGAATACTTTCATCTTTAGCATCTGAACCCATCATAATTAAAATATCACACGCTTGCCCAAATGCATCCCCATAACTAATATCTTGTTTTCTAGGCATGGAATCAGTTCTTCCAGCAGCATCGCGATTGGCTTGCATAACACAAAGAATTGTTGAATTTGTAGTAACAGCTAGGTTTTTCAATCCAGTGGATAGATTGAAAATCTTTTGCCAGCTTTGGTCTGACTCTTGTCCTACTTCTGTTAATAATGGTAAACCATCAATTGCAATAATATCTGGTTTAAAATTATCGGCAATATCGGCAATTCCTTCTACTGTAAAAACTTTTCCATCATTTGAATCGGCAGTTAACCACCTATCATTTTGGGAAACTTTCTCTAAAAATTCTCTATATTTAGCTTCATTAACTCTTTGTCCATATGATAAACAAGTATGTGAAAATTCATAACCCCATAATCGGGCTAGAGTAACATCAAATCTTAGAGCTAATTCACTTCTAACCATCTCTGGCGAGATGTATAAAATTCTATATCCATCATCGTAGGCATTACAACAGGTATAAACCAATAACCATGATTTTCCTACTTCATACCTACCCACCAAACCTACTAACCATCCTGGTTGCCAACCCATTAATTGGTCATCAAATAAAAATAGACCCGTCTTAACCCCAATACGAGTTCCTTGATTAATCAGGGCTCTTTTTTCTTTATATTCCTCAAATCTATTAAGACTTTCTTTGTCAGTCTTTTCTTGAGAAACTTTAATTGGCTTATTTAATTTAGACAGAGCTTTAGTAGTATAATTTACAGCTTCTTTAACTTGTCCCTTTTCGATGAAATCTGTGGCAAATTCAAAAACATTAACTACGGAAGATTGATAATTTAGCTCTTGTAAGGTAGAAAAATAGTAATCTTTTGAATCTTGTGGTACATCAATAAACTCGAATTCGGGGAATTCTGTGAGGATAACTTCCCTTGGTGGGATTTTTCCTTCGTATTGCTTTGTATAATTTAAAATAAACTCATAAATTTTTGGATAAACTATAAAACTTTTTGGTGATACATTTATTGCTCTTAATTTTGCTATGTCTTCATAAAATTCAATTAAAGATATTACAGCTCTTTCTACTTCATCTCTAGATTGTGGCACATTTTACTCTCATCACTTCTTGGGCTCCTTGCTTTTCTTAATGAGGAAGAATCGATAAAGTTTACTGAAACCATAATTCTCTATGAATTAATGCGTTGGTTTCTTTTTCAGGATTTGAACCTGATAGCAATGTGTTTCTCATTGAATGTACCGAAGTAACTCTACCTACACCTCATATTTAGTTTTCTTTTTTGAGGAAAGCTTTTGTGAAGCACTATTATCGTTGGTACTTACCGCATTCGCAGAAAGCTCGTCCAACGTTAACCGATTTTGGTGGTCGAAGTATCTCCACAGACACCTCAATAAAGATTTAATGAATTTCTTTGCTTTCGCGCCGCTTATAGCCCCGTAACTCAGAGGATTTTTTAAAAGAAATTCATTAAATCTTTTTTGTTTATTTATGGGGAAAAGGTTGATAAAGAAAACAGTACGTGCTCAACCACGAGCTCATCCCCTTTAAATAGGGGATTCAGGATTCGAACCCGACCACGCGCATTTCAAGGCGAAGTAACTCTACCAGACACCCCAAGTAGATTCCTTAATTGAGAGGAAAGTTCGGTTAGGCACAAAAAGTTTCCAATAGTTAAAACGAAGTAACCCATACCAGCACCCCTGACTATTCTTTTTTTTAAGAGGAAGTAATTAGTAAGGCACCTAAAACTGTGTTAGAGTTTTGTTTCTGCAACGAAGTATCCCTACTGTCACCTCTATATTATTCAATTTTAAAAAGAGGAAGGGTTGATAAGGCCTTTCACAGCACGAAGTATCCCTATCTACACCTCTATTTATTATCTATAATTCTATTGCTTTTACTTTTTCAAGTTGGGTTTGACTTTCCACCTGATACCCAATATATCTTACTACATCAGGTGACCAACCATAAATGTAATTACAGTTTGGTTCTGACTCCTCAACCAATCTATGACCATAAGGCATTAATTGAATAAGGAAAGTCTTTACTTCAGGATTTATCTCTGCCTTATACTTTCTAAGAGCACCAACAGTTCCTGGTGAATCTCCAACCCATCTATCAGCCCATGATTCGCTGTCCGTCATCATTATGATTGTATCAACGAATTCCTTCCTATCACATAGTTGAAGAATTGGTGCAGAAGCTGCGGTAGCTCCATAACTTGCTGTCCCAACTGCCTTTGCAATTGAAAGCATACTATCCCTTGTTGAAACATTTCTTCGATGAGCTTTCGCTTCGAATGAAATGATTCTTCCGTCCTTTGCCTTCTTGAAAACAGCAGCTGCAAAGATTCCAGCAATGTTTGCTGCAGTAACCTTTGACCTTGGTGAAATATTTTGGCTCATTGAACCAGAAATATCGTTTGAAGCTAGTGTACTATTTCCAAGGTCTGGGATATTGCCCAATGAGATTTCCAAAGCCTCATGCAAAGCCTCAGTAATCTTTTGATTCTTTCCACCAAATTCCTGCGCAGCAGCAAAGAATCTAAATGGGAATTGCATTGAATTCTTTACTCTATTTTCATCAGCAATAACATTTACTGCATATTCAACAGCTTCGCTATCCTTAAATACGTCATACTTATCAAAGTTATTTAGATTTCGGATTAGATTCATATATGGTGCTTGTCGAAGCAATTCTGCCCATACAGCTTCAGTTGAAGGAGCGATTGCAGTTACTACCTCATAAGGAAGTCTACCTTCCCTAATCAAAGTGATGGCATTCTTTTCGTCCCTTCCTTCCTTCTTAAATCTTTCATAAGTTGCTAGTTGTTCTAACCCCTCACCAGCAAGTTCACCATTTACAATATACTTTGCCTTTGCAAGTTGTAGATTGTCCATTGGCTTTGGTCGAGTCATCCTATAGATATCTCGCAAAGACATAGCTTGATTTCCAGAACCATACTTGATGATATGATATTCTGAAAGGTTTGCCAGCCAATCATTTACAGCTTCCTTGATTACTCTTCCCATACCCCGAATCTTGCCTGTTCTCACGATTGCTACAAAATCTTGTAGGTCACCAGGAGTTCGGATTGTCCTTGGGAATGCTTGCTTAAAGTACTCCTTGTTTGTTGCAGTTGATAATACTACCAACGCACTAATTGGAGAGAATCTCATAAATCCATCATTTCTTGCATAAACGATTGCCTTTGCAAGAAACTCTGGGTCAGCTACTGCAAAGTACTTGAACAGAGTGATAGCATCCTCTGCTAATTCCTTTTGGCTAACATAAAATGTGTCCTCCATTGTTCCTGTCATCAAAACACACAAAAGTTGTTCCTCTGGTGTTGATGCGAACGTTGGAGCTCCTTCGTAGTTTCTTTTCTTTGTTTCGGAATATGGATTTCTACTTCCATACAGCTCAGATACTTTGTTTCTTTGCATAAAATTTTACCTCCTATAATTGCCGCTTTGCTTTACTGATTTTCCTAATTTTATTATATCACATATTTTGATAAAACCAAAATTTTAGGAAAAAACATTTCAATCTAGTATTTTATTATAACATCTTTTTTCTAAAAAGACACTACCGTTCTTTGCCCCAATAACAATATAAACAATTGAACGGGCATTCTTTTTCTCTATTTAATAAATCAAATTTATTTAAATTACAAAAGCAAGTTGTCCTTCTAGCCATTCCTGGTTGAGCATCTAGTCCTAGTGCTTGCCATTCCTTTCTATCAGCACAACCTACCTTCTTTAATTCTTCTATTTCAATATTCTCCGCACAGGATTCAACTTCAATTTCATACTTTTTGGCCATTCTACATATTCGAGTTAACATTTCCATTCTGTAAGGTAACGGAGCTATAAAATCATCTCCAAACGTTTTAGCTCCTACTTTATTAAATTTTTCTCTTACAAATGGATAATAATCAACGATTGAAGTCCTGCATCTAGTTATTCCATAATGTCCTGCATGTTTTAAAATCTCTTCGATAAATCTCCAATCTGTGACATCGGGAACTAATGGGTCTATTCTAATTACTACATTTTCCTTATTGCCAACCTTTTCTAGAAATCGTGGTATGTCTCCAGTAATTACATCTTCCCAAGCTGGCGTATTAGGTTCTATCTTTGTTAAACTTAATCCAGTGACTGTAATATGAACAACGCAAGGAACACCACAAGCAAGAGCGTGTTCATAAATTGGAGTACTGTTTTCAATATCTTTAGTTATTAATAAAAGACCGCATTTATGTTTCTCTAGTTCTTTATCTAAATTTTTATTTACTTTATCTACATAAAATGCAGGTTCAGTATATTCTGATGCTACTAATAATCTTTCCATTTATTTATCCTTATTAATGGCATCTAATATGTTATCTACTCCAAAACATACTAGAGAACCAACTAATGCTATCCAACCCCACGTAATAACTTCATTTTTATTTCACCTTGCCTGGATGTTCGGCGCTATTTAACCATTTTATATATTCTTGAAGTTGTTTATGGGCTTCTAGAAATGTTGGTTCGGGCCCGTGGCAATACCCCCAAGTCTCATCCCAGAAATACCATCCAGCACCATTCCATCCTTGTGCTTCCTCAACCCCAGATTTTTCACCTAAATATTGAATTACATCCACTGCCATTTATGCTCCTAGCAAGGTTGAACAAAGCTTATTTTCACAGCAGTATCCTCCTACCACTAAGGACTGCTTAACTTTGTTAACCTTTGATTAATAAATCCCATCCCATACGCTTTAGAAAACGTTGGGTTTTATCTTGAATTTTTTTAAGTTCTCTTTCCTTTTCCCTTTTACGTTCGCAATCCCAACAATCACATTTTCGTTTCTTTGATTTTGGGATTTCTTGTCCCCTATATACTGCAGAACAATTTGGGCATAGTGTCTCGTCCAAAATTGGCTCGAATAAAGAGCATTCATCGCATATTATTCGGTCACATTGATAACATTTATCATGGGAATGAGCCCACTTACAAACATGACAAGTTCCACCAGAACAATGTCTATGATAATAACTATTACCCCAATAACCACAAAATTCACAATGCATCTCATGGCCACTTCCTGGCCCGAAAACTAAAGGTCTTCTATTATCAAACATCACCGTTTTCCTTTATTTTTAAATCTTCATAAGGCCCGAGCAATCTTCTCTCAATCTCCGTCGCACATTGCCTCAATTCTCCACAATAATTTTTATAGTTATTATAACTTGGTTTTATATACCTTTTACAATAAGCAAATAAAATATAATTTAAATCCCCGTCTGCTTTAATATCTTTTTCACGCATTAATTCAACAATTAAATCTAATTCGGGTCTTTTTTCTGGGTCAGCGTAGGGCATTAATAACTTCTCCTATATCGGATAGTACCATCGGGCATTTTTACCATATTTTTGGCATATCCTGGTTTAAATATCATTTGAATCGGAAAACCTCTATGTTCCCAAATTATCTTAAAAGTTTTCCCGCACCACTTGCAATCTGCCAAACAAGTATGTCTATGTAAATCAACATTATATGGAAAACCTGCACGAAACCTCCTATTGCAATATGGGCATGTTATATATTGATAATTACTCATCTATATAAAATATTAAATCCATTTAGATTTAATATTAGTTTGTTTGGTATCGGCGGTGGGATTCGAACCCACACTGGATAGGGTTTAAGCCTATTGTCTCTACCGAAGTTGGACTACACCGACTCGAATATTTTCTCTCTAAATTCTTTTCTTTTATTTTCCCATTCAGTAAAAATCTTATTATACTCTTCCACGAGCTTTGCTTTATCTTCTGAATAATCAGTGTACTTACATCCGCTTAAATGATTCCCGTTGGGCAATAACTTTCCATTTACTTTAATTTCCGCTATTTTGAGTGGATTATAAATTGAATCAGAATAAATAATTTTCTTTGTTGGTTTCTCTTTTTTAGTCGGAACCTTATAACCGAAATAATACATGGCTTCTTTCTTGTGTCGATTATAAGCTCTTTTACCACGATGATAATGAAAATGGTCAACTTGTTTATTATTAATTAATTCAAGAATATCATAGTTATCACCAAGAGTTAACTCCAAACAAATAGGGCTATCAGTACCCCTTTTCCATTGACTATGAAAAGAATAAGCTGCCTGTGAACCTCTGTTTATAAATCCACTGTAAGTAGTATCATCGTGTATATAAATATTCACTAATTCTTCCCCTCCAAATACTCCTGAATTTCTTCTGGAGTTTCAAGAAATCGTAAAGGCGGGTCTTCTTCTGAACGCAGAAGAAAGGGAAGATAGCAATAAGTTCTACCAGGATGATATTCCTTGGCTTCCATCCTTTCGATTACAATCCTTTCAGCTTCTTCCCGATTTTCAGCTTCGAATGGTTCTGTTATTCCGTACCTAAACTGCATATCAACCTCTATTATTATTATACCATAAATTTAAAATAAAAGCAAGCTAAACCCCAATACTTGCACGACAACTCCCTAGAGGAATAAAATATAATTGGCGTTGTCTTTCCCGTATACCTCCATGACAGTGAGGCCTATCGCGCCCGTAGCTCAACAGGGAGAACAAAATTCATAATAATGCTGGGCTAGATTCCCCACCTAGCTCCATACTTCCGACAACACAGCTCTCCCTCTACTCAATTGTTCTAGAAATCTTTCGGATGGTAGTCCTAATAAATTCCTGCAAGGGATAAGAATCGAACTTATCTGAGTCCTTTCCTTGGCTCAGAACAATTGTTACCAGACACTACCATGTCTCCAGCATTTATTATCGGCATGATAGACGGTACCCACCCTTCGTCTACCTGATTACACTTCCCAACGCGGCGTGTAATCGCCCCAGCTAAAATAATTTGGATGAACGTAAACCCTCAAACTTCATCCGTGACGGTTCCCTCTCTTTCAGAATATCCAAACACTCTAGAGTTTTGACAACCGTATTTCCTATGCGTGACAACCTGCCAAATTAATTAAATCCTATTGTGAGCCTTAACCCGACATTACTCACTTGGTAGTCCCTTTCGCTTTCCAGCACTACCTTCCACGATTAACGAATCAACCCATCACAACTCGTCGCAGTGGTACCCTTCTACGGTTCCAGCACTACAGCTTTCGTGACCACCTTCCCGTATGCGCGCTTACAATCGAACCCCACGATTGTACTGGTAAGACCCATTCTCCTATACGCTTACCATTCCAACTTCGGCATACTCCTGGTGTTATATTGAGTAATGCCCCTTGTGGGACAGCCCATGATAAGACCTGAGTCTCTTCACTACCGAAGATTATTCAGTATAATTTCGCTATTCTCCCCGTTGAACTAACCCCTTGCGCGGAAGCTTGGGTCTCGAACCCAAATCTTCAAAATTATCTACACCGACGAACCGAACCCACAGTCCGTAAATCCGAAGCCCACTTGTTAACCTTTGCGCTTGGTTCCCACTTTCAATTTTTAAACTACTAATCAAACAAACTTACTCAATCCTTTTTAGCTCTTGAAAACACACCTCCTAATTTTTTTAACCTATCAACAAAAATCTACAAATAAACAATTTACTAATTACACACTCAATTATTTAGTTACCCTTAGTAATCACCTTCCTTTCTTTTTTGTGAGATTGGCTACTCGGATACCCTTTCAGTTTTACATCCGCACCCGTTTATCCACAACTCCTCACCAATCCCTATTATTATTATCAATGATTTTTTCTAAAAAAATCACGACATTTTCTTGGTACTGACGGTAGGATTCGAACCTACAACGCATGGCTTCTAAGACCATCGCCTCTGCCAATTGGGCTACGCCAGCTTATTAATAAAATCCTCTTTCGCTCGCTCTCTTTCCCCACTTCAAGCTAAACTTAAAATTAAAAAGTTGAGGAGAAAAAGTTATGTCTCCATTTTTAATACTAAATCCCGCAGATACAATTCCACCTATAATCGGGAGAATCAATCCTCTTACTACTAATGGTTCTTTCATCCACAACCAACTAAATTCAAAAGGGCGATTCCAAATACTAATATATCTTTTCCTTGAAATCTTATCTTCTTCGATTATACTTCTTCTACTTTCCATTCTCTTTAACTTTGTTATATAAAATCCTTGGAGTAAATTTTGTTTCCATCACAGATTCCAGAATACTCTTCGGGATTGTTCCATTAACCACAGCAGCTTGGAACTTATCTTCATTTACCATTCGTACAACATCCGTAATATCCAGCCAAACTTTTCGGTCAATAGATTTCTCCAATTTATCTTCATTGCATCGAGTAGTTTTCGCCATTACTCGACCAAGATTCATTCCTGAATCACATTTAAATATTCCTGGTTGGTCTTTTCCAGAAAGTTTATCAATTATTTTAAAGATTCGACACCTACAGGCATCCTTTTCCGCTGATAACTCTCCGATTGTTTTTTGGAGAGCACCATATTTTCTTTCCTCATCATTTAGCTGCTCATACAGCAATACTTTCTTAACTGTCATCTACTTTCCTTTCATAAAACTCTTTTGTTTTCCTGCAAGTTGCTGAATACATTTTACAATGTCCATCGTTTGCTTGATTTCTGCATGTATTACAAGAAATGGCAAAGTTTTGTTTTTCTCCTGCTTCTTGTTCCTTTATCTGTTCACTTAATGCTGGCGGTACATAGAGTAATCCATGTGCCTTTGAACTAGATTTAAGTTTAGAAGCTCTTCTCATTCATTCACCTCAATTATTATTATACAATCATTTATTTTAAAAGTCACGAGTTAGCCTTAATTCTTTCTCTAACAAGTTTCTTTGCCTTTATTAAAGCTTGTTTTGCTGGCTTATCGGCAAGATTATCTGCGCTCTTAATCCAGCAAAATTCGATTGTCCATCCTAGTTGCCTACATAATTCTAGTTGTTCCTTCGCTTCTAGGTAATATGGATAATATAATCCTCCATGAGCCTTTTGTAAACCCTCCATTTGCATAAAGACCAAAGATGAATCAGTATGAATTATGACCTTCTCGGTTGCTACTGTTGAAGCCACCCAAGTAATACTACCACTATCTACAACCAATTCTCTAAACTTCTTGTTTGGCCAATAAAGAGTTTGACATAACTTTAACGCTTGAATAAGGGCAACATACTCACCAACATTGTTTGACATTCCTTCGCCCTTACCAATAAATCCCGATTCCTCAAAAAGAATCAGATTTGACTTCCGCTGTGCGATTTTCTTTGGGTCTGTTCCTTCTTCTGCGAATCCAGTCATAAAGACCAACCCATAAGTAGCGATTCCACCAGGATTGGGCTTACAGCTTCCATCAATGAAAACGTTATATCGCATTCTTTTTCCTATTTCTAAAACAGTCCTTATTGCAATATTTCTTATTCGGGTAATACATGTTAAATACTAATGACTTACCACAAGTTAAACATGTTTTATTATATTTTTCAGTTAATTGTTTTTCTATATCTCTTCGATAATATTTATAATCCTTATAAATATTATTTCGTCTTAATATTTGCCGAATTCTTTCGCTGGTTCTGTCAAATATTTTTGCATAAACATAAAGCTTTTCACCAGGATGATTTTCTACGTAATCTATTATCCTTCTCTCTAATTCGGCTTCTTTATACGTTTGCCCCATTACTTTTTCTTTTCCTAATATATCGTCTTATTCCTATTACGACTGTTGTTATCACGCTTTATCGTTAGCACGCCTTCTATTATTATTATACTTTACTTTTTATAAAAAATCAAGCAATAATTGCTTCTTCATAAGCAATCGGGTCAACTAATTCAGCTTCTTTGAAAGCTCTTAATCTTATTCTACAGCTTGGACAAACTCCACAAGCCTTTTCCCTGCCATTATAACAACTCCAAGTATTAGAAAAATTAACACCCAAACATTCACCTATTCGGATGACTTGTTCCTTTGGCATATTAATAATTGGAGTTCTGATTTCTATTTTTGTATCTGTACCTATATTAATTGCTTTTCGCATGGCTGTAATAAATTCTGGTCTGCAATCTGGATAACCTGAATAATCTACAGCACCTACTCCGATATAAATATGCTGAGCTCCGAGCGTCATTGCTAAATTTGTTGCCACAGATAAAAATATGATATTTCTTGCGGGAACAAATGTATTTGGTATTTCATCGGATTCATAATTAGGTATATCTCCCTCTCCTGTTAAACTAGAACCAACGAGACGTGGCATTTCGTAAAGTCTCCATGATTCTAATCCAAGGTCTTCCTGTACTTTTCTTGCGCAATTTATTTCCTTATCATGTCTTTGTCCATAAGATATTGTTAATCCATGAACTTCACAATCATTAATTTCCTGCGCATAAGCTGCAGTTACTGCGGAATCAATTCCACCTGATAATAGAACTACAGCTCTTTGATAATTCATTTCTTCCATTATATCTCCTTTACTTCAAAAACATCTTCGAAATTTGGAATATCTTTACCATCCCATTTTTCTTTTTGACAAACAAGAATTCCATCATTGCTTCTAACTAAATCATCTTCTGTTGCTTTGTAATAACCAGTTTCATCGGAAATTAGGATTAAATCGGGAAATTCGCAATATTCATCGGGAGCAGCAAAATAACCACCAAAATCTTCACAACCAAATAAAACTCCTTTACATTTATTTAATAGTTCATCGAACTCTTGTTCTGTTATCTTTTCTTTCATTTTACCCTCCAGAAAAATTTGGCTCCCTCAGTAGGATTCGAACCTACATTTGACGGTTAACAGCCGCCCATTCTACCAGATTGAATTATGAGGGAGCGTATAGAAATAAATGAACCTATAAGCCGAGTTCTGTACCCTTTCGGGCGGTGACCATCTATCTGGGATGCCAATTACTTAACACCTCTAGCAACCTACCCAAGAGTCATTGAAGTCAAGCTCTTCTCGTCTTCTATTTGGTCTCGCATCATAGGGGGTTTACACTGCCTTTGATATTACTATCAAAGCGGTAGGCTCTTACCCTGCCTTTTCACCCTTACCTCTCGGCGGTATATTTTCTGTTGCACTTTCCATGCCCTTACGAACTCTGGACGTTATCCAGCCTATTGCTTGATGATGCTCGGACTTTCCTCTCCATTTATGGAGCGGTCACCCAGTTCATCTATTAAATTTTTAATGGTACCCCCGACAGGACTCGAACCCGCATATTCATGGGTAGAAACCATGTGCCTTTCCATTAGACTACGGGGGCGTTTTATTCTACTTCTGGGATTCTTTCCATCATGTCCACAAATCGGTCAACAATTCCTTTTCCACCACCCCTACGCATCATACCATCCAGCATAATACTAACTTGTGTTATTTCCTTTGAAGTTCCAAAAAGGACATCTTCAACTGTTTCTTTGTCTATCTCCATAATATTCCCACTCCTTGCCGAACATCGGACTATCCTTTATCTTTTTATCTATCCTTTCTTGAAGTTTATTATGAACATCGTTTAAGCAAGAATCAAAAACATCGGAATCCTCTTTGCAAACATCTTTCCAAAGCATCCAGATTCTTGGCCCATATATTTCCTTATGGTCAAGGGTTAAAATTCCTAAAACACAGGCTTCGGGATGTCGCTTTATATACTCAGCAAGAACCTTTATTGCACCAGGATTCCCGTCACCAAGAATCACGATAATTTCTTTTAGGGTTTCGTTCCCAGTTATTCTATTGAACATTCGTCAAACTTTTCCTTTCTAATCTTTCTTATTAAGGGTTTATAGTCAGAATTTTTCTTGCTCGTGCTTCTTCCTTTACCACGAACTTTATTATAACCAGTATTATCAATAACTTTATTTTTCACTCTGATACTCATTTATGTTTTTCTTATTCCTAACCTCCAAGCAGCAAGCTCATCTAGTAAATCCTTAATTTTTATATTTTCTAATTGCTCTGTTGAAATTCCTTCGCAAGCACGTTGCATCGCAGATTCTCTTTTATTTCTTTCCTTACGAGCTTCTATTTGACACCGTATTTGTTCGTTTATTTCTTTGCTTCTTTTTTCTCTTTTTGCCTTAACAAGCGATGGAGCATGAATCTTACAATAATGACTTCCACCCTCACAAATTGTCCCTATATTACGACATTTCGAATAAGAAAGAGTACGACTTGTAACCATTCCTTCGCATCTATGAACTATTTTAGAATCTTGTTTAGGCATATTTTCTATTCCAAATTGACCTTATTTTCTCACATTCAAGACAACGATAAAAATGAACTACCGCGTGCCTACGTTCCTCAACTTTAGATAACATATAATTATGCAAACCTAGAAAACAAAGAATCTTTTGAAACATTATACACCTTCCGCATATCTATTGCGTTCATAAACTGTATCAATCATATTTGCATAGGCATCCACATAAGCTTCTTCTGCCTTGGCATAAACTTCTAATTGTAGCTTTTCGGGCAAATCATAATAATCTTTATCATATAAATAACAAGCTATTTCATCAGCCTTTTCAGAAATCCAATCTTTATAATCACATAATTTGGTCATTGTCATAATATCTCCTTTTTGGCAGCCCTGAGAAGATTCGAACTTCTGTTTTTGGGTTCAAAGCCCAATGTGCTACCCTTACACCACAGGACTGCGCTACACCAACCTTATATAATCTTCCTTCATTAGTTCAAACAATACTGGATTTCCCCAAGCATTGTAAATCTTATTGAATTCATCTACTGTTAGAATCTTATAATAAAGAATATCATTTAGTAGTTGAAACTTTGGAGTATTCTTTACTAGTGGGTTATTTCTATTCTTTACCCACCAAGTAAAGCCATCGTCCGTAATTCTGAACAAGTCAGTCATTTTACTTTATTTTCTTGCGACAACCTCTATGGATATTAACCTTATTTCCGTCAACAGTTGCCTTTTCACCATGCCAATTAATTGTCTTCTCACAGACATAGCAGGTAGGTTTCTCCTGAATATACTCTTCCGCCTCATCTGCGGTAGGAGTACCATTCTCGAGAACCTCATCTTCCTGCTGAGCCCGCTTCTGATGAAACTCCTCTACCCTGCGAAGCTTATTATACTGCTGGAGCTCATGCTCTTCCAGTACATCCTCCGCTTTACCGAGACAAACATTCTGAAATACAGACTGCTTTGCCTCATTCTTTACCACCTTGATAGCCCAGACCCATCCATCGTTTACGAAATATCCTTTGTCAGTCCAGAATCCTTTGTATCCAGTCTTTCCACGCGGTTTCTCTTCGGCTACCCTTTTTCGTCCTCTCATATATTTTTCCCTCCATTATTATTATATAATGGATTTTCAAAAAAATCAACTTGGTAGGGACGGCGGGATTCGAACCCGCATTGACAGATTGAAGGTCTGTTATCCTGCCTTTAGATGACGCCCCCATATTCACTTGGGGTAGGCTGGCTAGAGGACTCGCACCCCTAGACATTGGAGGGCATAGTCGTTACTGAGCCCGCAGACTCCAATCTCCGCTCACTCAACCCTAGCCTTCATCTATATTCTGACATCCAGCCTACGTTTATTGGAACCAAAATTATGAATTATTGGAACCCAAATTATTATTTATTGGAACCCTTGATGAGATTCGAACTCACATCATACAGTTTAGGAAACTGCCGCTCGTCCATTGAGCTACAAGGGCTTGGTAGCGGGTACAAGATTCGAACTTGCATTTCTACCTTGAGAGGGTAACGTCCTAACCATTAGACGAACCCGCCATTTTTAGTCCGTCCGACAGGATTCGAACCCGCATTGCATGGGTTAAAAGCCCACTGCTTCACCATTAAGCTACGGACGGATAATTAAGTCCAGTGAGCAGGAATCGAACCTACATTGGCAGTGTATCAGACTGCTGTTCTTCCGTTGAACTACCACTGGATTTTTTTAAAAGGAGCTACTACATTGCCCTCCAATCTTATAAAACCTATGCTTTCGCAATTCGTGTCGCTTCCACCTTTCGGTTGGTATTATATGTATGCGAGCTTATCTCTCCCCACAGAGAGCCAAGGCCCCTCACTCCTTTAATTTCTTTTTTGGGGTGTTGTACAGGATTCGAACCTGCATATACTCGGGCCACAACCGAGCTCTTTACCAATTAAGATAACAACACCGTTTGGAAACAGCGACGGGATTTGAACCCGTACTTCATGGGTTGCAACCATGCGTCTTAGCCAGATTTGACCACGCTGTCACATATTTTCTTTTCTACGTACTAATTCCTTTTCTAAGACATCTATTGCTGTGGCTAATTTGGAATCTTTCATTATATCATTATCTGGATGTATGAATAAATCCCAAGTTTTTTTAAAATTATTTAAAGCTTATTCTATCTCTTCATCTCCAAGCTTTTTTACAGTACTATCATTTGTATAGTCTAATAAACTTCTCATTTTTGGTGGACTCGAGAGGATTCGAACCTCCATTCCTTGAGTGCAAATCAAGAGTACTCCCTGATTATACTACGAGCCCATTCCTTTCTACTCCGATGTTATAATTTCGTTTTTATCTCTTACTTCGAATATAGGCAATACCATTCTGAAATCTGTTTCCCATCCAGCCGATTCAAATATGTGAAAATTCTCGATTCCAAGAATATCAATCGGGTATTTGTAAATTACATACATTTGGCTCCTTTATATTAGCGATTAAAGCTGCCTTACAAATTGCTTCCGCTGGAGTAGCACAAAAAGCTTTTTTCGCTCTTCCATAATATTTACAAAAGGAAGCTCTCCATTCTGGTAACCCATGTGGACGATGTTGATTTCTAGTTAAACTAAACCTTCAACCATCCTCCATTAATTTCTGCGCTACGTTCCAAGCATCATAAAAACCTGTACTATAATAACATTGGCAATCATCATAACTATATCCACATCTTTGACAAATACAACAAGTTCCATGAGTTGGCTTCTTCCATGGTTTCCCCATTAAAATAGCGACTTCTTTATCTAAACCATTTCCAGGTTTTAAATCTAAAATTCTCTGCTCTTCGCTCATACTCTTGCCTTTATTAATTGTTGGGCTACGACATATGCCATAAAAAATACCCAATACCCAAACGCATATTCTGTTATTCCTATCATATTACATAATGCTCCCCAAGCTGCCATTGCAATAGCTGGAGCCACAAACAGTCTAATTAAAAACCACCACATTCTACTCCTTTCTTATGGTGGGCAGTATAGGACTCGAACCTATAACCTTGAGTATGTAACACTCCTGCTCTTCCAATTGAGCTAACCGCCCACATCCTTTATTCTTTTTTGGTGCCTTGTGAGAGACTCGAACTCTCATGCTTCTGTTTAAGAGACAGGTGCTTTGCCAATTAAGCTAACAAGGCATTATGACGCTTCATAATTATATATCATCAAGCCCGCCACATTCATTAATCGTTCGCTATTCAAATATCCCAAATCTCGGGCTTTTGCTGATATATTATTATAAATGTTATAGGCATTTACAGGAATTGTATTTTCAGGAGTTTCTCTTCCTGTAGCCTTATAATTATCTCTTTGTTCCTCATTTATTCCGAAAAGAACATCAGCTTCTGGTTTACCAGTTACTCCAGCTGTCTTTCTCCACAGAGTTCTGAATTCACCAGCAGTCATATCTCTATCCAAATTCATAACCCCGTCATGAAGAATATGACATTTATCTAACAGTCCTTGAATCTTTCCTTTAAATGTTTCGAAATTATCCCTGTCATCACCACGTCTTCGCCATCGCTCAAATCCGAAATCATCTCCGACTGTTACTCCGTTAGTACATTGCAATCTATATGCCATCAAACGGGCTTGAGGATAAACACCACCGCTTTCACTTCCTTTAACATAGATACCGAATTTTACAATATCTCCTACCTTTGGTTCCGCTTGAGCTGTCTTATCCTGAACTCCCCAAAGGAATCCTCTATCTCCTACTCGAACAAAGGCATTCTCGTTACCCAAATTCATTTCTTCCATAAACGGAACCAATGGAATCGGGTCATAAGAAGCACCTACTACATTAACTAATGTAAAGGTTCCTTCTCCATCTCCATCTCGTGTAATAAGCTGAACTCTTTTATCTTCAAGAGCCTTCAACCTATTTACAACAACTTCCAGCAAATCCTTCGGAATCTTTCTTCCGAATCGGGTAGGAATTCCAAGCTGTTTCAGAAATCCATCAAACCCCCATGTCGTAGGAACTAATTCTGTTCCATTCATGTGTAGATGATAATTATCATCTATTGATAGATTGCCAAGGGATTCAAATACTGGATAATGCTTTAAATCATCCTTTACGAAATCTATTGCCTCTGTTATCGTGGCAACCTTGGCCTCCTTTTCCTTCGCAAAAACTACATCTTTCACTAAGCTAAGCCTCCTTCGTTTTTCTTATATTATTATTATATTTTATTTTTTCATAAAAATCAAATTGGTAGGGCGAAAGGGAGTCAAACCCTTGCCTGCAGTATATAAGACTGCTGTTCTTTCGTTAAACTACCGCCCATTATGGAGCCGCTAAGAGGTCTCGAACCCCTAACCTAGCGCTTACAAGGCGCTTGCTCTACCAATTGAGCTATAGCGGCTTTGGTGCTGGGAACAGAATTTGAACCTGTGACTTCGTGGGCTTCAACCAGACACTCTACCAGACTGAGCTACCCCAGCACAATTGCAAGAGTTACATTTCAAATTCTTGAAAACCATTTATACTGTCAAACCATATAAGCCATAACTTGCCTAGTCAGTATTAAATAAATACAGGCGGGCTTCCTTTTCATTACTCACCAGCGGTGTTAATGAACCCTCACTCTTGCAATAATTTATCACAAAATCTTTTATTTTTAATGAACTCTATTAAAGTTTCTAACTGATTATAATATGTACCTATTATTGGATAAACTCCATCACAACCTTGATAAATTACATTCCCACTAGGTTGAAGAGCCAATCTCATCGGTTTATTCCATCTTAAACATTTCTTTGTACAAGTCCAATCATCTTCTGCCAATCTTCCCATCGGCAAAAATAATTCATCCTCATCCTTTATTTGAATCAATCCTTTTGCCGCTTTAATAGCGACTGCTAACAATTTCTCATTCTGATATTCTATATGATACGGACTTGAACTAACAAATACTTGAATATTATTATCCATTATATAATTTACAAACTCAATTAAATCCGTCCATTGAACACTCCAATTTCCATTTGTAATCATAAATTTAGGAATCTCTTCTGGAATTAAATTAATATATTTCTTATATAAATCTAAATTAATACTAGGCTCTCCACCATAAAATCCACAAGAATTTATTTGTTCCCAATCAAATGTATTTACAAATTCTTTGGTAAAATCATAATTTAATATATCTATATTTTCAGGAGAAACATCATACATGCAATGAGGACATTCTAAGTTACATTCCAACGTTGGCATGAAACTAAAATCAATGTCCTTTGCTTGCTTTACTTTTACTTCTACCATGATTTTCTTTTTGGCGGAGTAAGTAGGATTCGAACCCACAAGGCCTTTCGGCCGCTAGTTTTCAAGACTAGTGCAATCTTCCATTTCTGCCATTACTCCGCATTATAAGATTCTATTAAGAGGAGTTTTGTCTTTCTCATCCAGCCAAGGCCCAAAACCACACGAATAAAAAATCTAGGTTTTACCCGCTGTACATGACGCTGATTATAGACACCCGAAAGTTAACCTATAATTTTGACCTTTGAAAGGGCGCCGCAATCCTAGAATCCTTCTCCCCGTTCGCCGAATCTCATAATCTATTAAATAAATTCGTTTTAAACGAATATACTTATCGGCTGGGCATTGGTGCTCTCTATTCATGAATGTGGTTTCGCACCCACTTGCCACAACATCAGAGGCTTACCCAGCGTATTAAAAGGTGAATAGAACTTTATTGTTTTAGCTATTGTTCCCCGCATCTTAGACTTCGATATTTTATCCCAGTCTGAATAACGAAGTTTGCTTTATTTTTAGGTACCCTAATAAAGCCAAATCTAAGAACTTTCTTGGGAAGACGGGCCATGCCTTTATGGGATAAGAGCTACACCGCCAATTCTATTCACTTTTTAATAATCATCCAAATGGATGATGAATTAACATGGTCAGAGAGAGAGGACTCGAACCTCCAACCCCATGGCCCCAAACCAAGTGCTCTACCGAATTGAGCTACCCTCTGGTATAAATATATTATATAATATTTTTTCTAAAAAAATCAAACTTTTTTATTTTTTGGCAGGGGCGGCAGGGCTCGAACCTGCAAACCTTCTGGGTCGAAACCAGATATTCTGTCCAATTGAACTACGCCCCCATTATTTTCTTTTTGGCAGGAGAAGCAAGACTCGAACTCACATCACTGATTTTGGAGACCAGCATTCTACCATTGAACTATTCTCCTGCTATTTTCTTTTTCCTCTCCCATAAAACCACGTATCTTTTCCCAATATTCATCATCAGCATAAACTGGCCAAATACTAAAATTCAAACCTGTAGGATTCCAAATAACTGTCGTCATTAATACTTCCCGAAAAGATTCGGTTCCTTCTATTCTTCTAAAAAGAATAACTTCGTCTTTTTCATATATATCAAAGCCTCTTTTATCGCTAAAACCAACAAATCTATCCTTATATCTATGAGGAATTGGTTTTGCTTTCCAATTTATATTATCTATTGAATAAAGCCAACAAGGACGAGCTACATATACATCTTCCCCCGTTTCCTCAAGTGTCCGAAGTTCTCCTTCATACCACTTCTCATATCCAACAATGGTTTTATTTCTATCCCTAAGCCTAAATTTAATCATTTCTTTTCTCCTTAGATTAAAGCCATCATAGATAATTTACTTACACTATTATCATTATCATTTAACAATTGATACATTTCATTTCCACCCGCATAATTCATAGAATGTATATAGCAATGGTCAAATCGAATTTTATTTTTGATAATAAAATTAACAACCTCAACCCCATTATTACCTTCTTCTGCCCCTAAATCATGGTCTAGAAATAGGTAATCAAAAGGTTGATTATCTGTCAATACATCCATAGCAGCAAAAGCATTATCAGCTGTAAAAATCTCGCCTTCACCATAATTCTTTTTAAGGTACCTTTTTATGGTTTCCATTCTGAGCTGGTCGTCATCCAATATAAAAAATTTCATTTCATTCTCTCTCAAAATCTTAATTCAATTAAAACCACCAACGATATTATTATTGCAATAACAACAAAAAGACTAAAAATAATAAGCGTGTTGTGCCATTTTTCCTCATCCATAATTTTTTATGGTGTGTTGAGTAGGAGTCGAACCTACAAGTGCCATTACGGCATACGGGGTTACAGCCCGCTCGGCCTTCCAATGCCAACCAACACACATTACTCCTCTCCGTTATATGCTACTCCTTCTTTTACCAATCGTTTTAACAAAACTCTAATATCGAGCAATACTTCCATCATAATATAATGGTTAGTTCTAACAGACCAATTAGGGTCTCTTATATCTTCCCAAATTTCCTCATCGGTTCTCATTTCCTCACCTTCTTTGCCAGATTCTCTTCCAATCTACCCTTAATTAATTCCGCAGATTTTCTACCGATTGCTTTTCGTACTTCTGGAGTAATCTCCTCAATTTCACCAACTGATTCTTTTTCTACATCCGCAATCATTAATTGGATGAGCGATTGAATATCTTTCTTATCAATATCATTTCCATAATGACTTAATATATTGGTTAACCTATTTTCAGTTACCCACTCTTCCGCAATCTCAGTAGCTTCCCGAAGAATTTCCATTCTCTCGGGGCTAACTTCTCTTTTGGTTTTGGTTTCTTGCTCTTCCTCTCTTTTATGTTTTACAATTATTCTTCCACCATTATTTTTAATTACCTCAATTAATGGTCGAATAACAATTCCTTCTCTTGGTAAGGTTCCATCACCAATTCCATTTCGAATTGCTTGTACTGATGGAGCATCCCTTTCAGCATCTAATGTCTCAAGGGTTACTGGAACCTTTACATAATGAACAAACTCAAGACCAAAGTTTTTTGTTATTTCCTCCGCATTAGGAACATTTAACCATTTTCCACCAATTCTAACCTCAAATACGATAAATTTCATTTCTGTTCCATATCGATAGGCTTGCTTATTCATTTTTCCGCCATAATACTCACCATAAATAATAACATCATCATGACCGAGCTTTTCAAAATTTTCGATTAAATTATTTTCATCAAAAAGTTTTACAAACTCTTCATGCTTCCCACCACCAGAAAAATATGTAATCTTTCCATCTTTCCATGTAATATGCGCCGAAGTTCCATGAATCTTCTCCATGGCATAACACTCACTATATAGAAAGATTTCTTGATTCTTATAAAGATTATCAATATCTAAATATGACACTACTCTTCCTCCGCTTCTTTGCCTATTAATTCTCCAAAACTTTTTATAACCTGTAATTGGTGTACCGCCGAAACCCACATGACAGTATCTAAAGCAACGCTATATATATCAAGTATTTCTTTTAAATCACCATCAGGTAATTTCTGCTTTGCTTCATTTAAATCAGTGTAAATTCCAGCAAGATGAGCGGCACTGGCAGGACTTATTGAAGGAATGTGATTCTCAACAAGCCATTTACCAACTTCCTCACGAGTGGTCATTGCTCTTTCACCTTCCCACAAACAGTACATCGATGAGCATCTTTACCCATTGCCTTGGCATTGCATTGATTGTGAACCCTTCGCCCATGCCCATATCTCTTGCCCTGAAATGCGTTTTTGCATGTACAATTTTTAATCACTTTTTACTTCCTCCAAATCTCCTGGTTGTACGTCAACTTCGAAATAAGTTCTATGACCACAAGTCTCACAGACAAGAACTTCATCGACATAATCCTTTGTTTGAACCTTTCCACATTCTTCACAGGCAGTTATAACTCTACCATAGAATTCTCTCTCCTCATCGGAAAAACTCCCTCAATTCTCTTCCTGTCAAAATACTGAACTTGTTTAATAAAATTAAGAAACAATACAACAAATTCAACAATGTTACGAACATTGAAAATCATATTCCAATAATTATCTTCAATATCATCTTTTCGTGGTGTAATAACAATCTCGTTTGGATATAACTTTTCGTTTTTATATTTCTGAATATATCTACCAAGCCAATAAGCATCGCTTATGTTTTCTACAGAAACTTCAATGAAACCCCAATTTCGAAGCGTATCAGCAATTGTCTCCTGGTATCATTTCTGAATGTGCCAATAAACAATGAATGCCATTAGTAACGGCGTCTTTCATATTATCAGCATCTACCACAATTTCATTTACTTCCTGCGCTCTACCAAACTCTGGGAATACCTGTATTTTATATAAAGTAACCTTATACGTTTTCATCCTTTCTCTCCTTTACACCAATAGGCTTAGCATACTCAGACCAAAGAGCGCCAGACCTACTAAACCAAGCCATCCTGCTTTTACCCAATACTCTTTGCAATACATTTCCGTTTCCCTCTATTATTATTATACAACATTTTTTATAAAAAATCAAG